CGCGTTGCGCTATCGCCTCAGTAAAGGTCGCCATTTCCATGCCAGCTATGATGAATTCTGGAGTTCGCTGGACGGTAAAAAGCTCTCCGCCTTCTGCTGGCAACTCCCGCTGCAGATGGAGCGTAAATCCCTTGAAGACATTGCCAGTAAAAAGCGTGCCGAATACCGCCGTCGCTTTGAACTGCTTGATGAAATTGAGGCGTCCGTGAAATCCCGCTTTTAAGCGCGGCGCCTGCTTTTGCTAACTGCACACAAAAATTTAACAAAACAGGCAAAAAGGGCTGGACTTACGCATGCTGTGTTGTGTTATGTTTTAGCAAGACGTACAGGATGTGCGCGCTGTATGGGAAAGATAGCGTTGGGATTTCGCGTTTACTTTCATACAGATAAAAAGAGACCGAATACGATTCCTGTTTCCGTTACAACCAGCCTTTTTTGATTTAATTCAACCGCTTACACATCAGAAACCCGTTAAATCCGGGTTTCGATGCTTACCAATACATCCATTCAAGATCAAACCGTTGCCATCTTTTTCGTGTGGTCGACGAGTGAACTTCGTGATCGCTTTGATCCAAAATCTCCCCAACTTGCGTAGCTCCTTCCAGTTTCGCAACGTCCCGCTTTACGCCTTCCCATACCCTCGGCATAATCCCCATCGATCCGTTTGTAAGACTTAACCAGCGCGCGCTACTTTTTCTCCCTGCCCTATACTTTCAGTCTGACTGACTGGAGGTTTCTATGTGTGGACGTTTTGCACAAGCACAAACCCGCGAAGAATATCTGGCATACCTGACCGATGAAGCTGATCGCGACATTGCATACGACCCGGAACCCATTGGCCGGTACAACGTCGCGCCCGGTACCAAAGTCCTGCTGCTGAGCGAACGAGACGAGCAGCTACATCTAGATCCGGTCCTGTGGTCATACGCGCCCGGGTGGTGGGATAAAGCACCGCTGATAAACGCGCGTGTCGAGACGGCTGCCACAAGCCGAATGTTTAAACCTCTCTGGCAGCATGGCAGGGCGATCTGTTTTGCGGATGGATGGTTCGAGTGGAAGAAGGACGGCGACAAGAAACAGCCGTACTTCATTCACCGGGCCGACGGCCAGCCAATATTCATGGCGGCGATTGGCAGCACACCTTTCGAACGGGGCGATGAAGCGGAAGGATTTCTGATAGTGACGTCTGCAGCTGACAAAGGCCTGGTCGATATTCACGACCGCCGGCCACTGGTTTTGTCACCCGAAGCGGCGCGCGAATGGATGCGCCAGGACATAGGCGGGAAAGAAGCTGAAGAGATAGCTGCCGACGGGGCTGTTCCGGCCGACAAGTTTATCTGGCACGCAGTGACGCGCGCCGTGGGTAATGTGAAGAACCAGGGGCCGGAGCTAATCGAGGCCGTCACCTGACCACAAGGAGATCTGAGTATCTTGTAGTATACCGTGGCGACAGCATTTCCCGCTTCATCTGCCACTGCTGCTGCACGCCCTGACCTGCAAAATAGAGCGTGCCTTTTCCGCCCTTGGCATTGAGCTGGTCAAGGATCTGCATCAGCTGCGCGCTGTCTTCGCGCGGCGCGTTCTCATCAAAGAGGTTTAGCTGGGCCACTCCCTGGCTGAAGAAGTCACCGAGCATGATACCTGCCTTCTGGTACCGGTGCCCATCCTTCCAGATTACATCCAGACATCGGGTAGCTGCGTTGATGATGTCCCTACTGTCCTGAGTAGGCGTTAGCAGCTTAACCGATGCACTGTTGCCGTAATATGGCTCGTTCAGCGCAAACGGAGACGTCTTCACGAACGCCGATATGTACCGGCAATACTGGTGTTCCCCGCGTAGCTTCTCGGCGCCGCGGGCGGCATAGCTGCAGATAGCCTGGCGCATCTGTTCGTATTCGGTAATGCGTTCTCCAAATGACCGGCTGCAGACGATCTCCTGCTTCACCGGAGCGAACTCTTCCAACTCAAGGCATGCCTCGCCGCGCAGCTCGCGAACCGTTCTTTCAAGCACGACATTGAAGTGTTTGCGGATAACGGAAATATGTGTATCCGCCAGGTCGAGCACGGTCTTAATGCCCATCGCTTCCAGCTTCTTGCTGATGCGGCGGCCAACGCCCCACACTTCGTCAACGGGTAGCAATGCCATGAGCTTTCGCTGACGATCCACATTTGACAGGTCCACAACGCCGCCAGTGGCCTTCCATGTTTTTGCGGCGTGATTGGCGAGTTTTGCCAAGGTCTTTGTCTGAGCAATCCCTACGCCGACGGCCAGACCGGTATTCCTGCGCACGGCATCTTTCAGCTCGTGACCGAACTCTTCCAGCACCCGGCAGTTACGCACACCAGTTAGGTCACAAAAGGCCTCGTCGATGCTGTAAATTTCGACGCGAGGGCTCATTTCCTCCAGCGTTGTCATCACCCGGTTGCTCATGTCGGCATAGAGCTCATAGTTTGAACTGAAGCAAACCACGCCCTGCTGCCGGAAGTAGTCCTTACACTTGAAGTACGGATCGCCCATTTTAATGCCGAGCTTTTTTGCTTCCGCTGAGCGGGCGATCACGCAGCCGTCATTATTCGAGAGCACGACAACTGGCTTACCCCACAGGTCAGGCCTGAATACCGTCTCACAGCTCGCATAAAACGAGTTCACATCTACCAGAGCAAACATCACATCACCGGATTGTCGTCTACCCACACCGGGCTTATGGTATGCGTGACCACGCCAACAAGGCGAACATCATCAAGCGCCTCGCCTTCGATAGCCTCGCCGTCATCGGTGATGAGTGCGCCACCCGCCCAATAAGCATGTTGCTGACGCCCGCAAAACCAGATGAGCAATGTATCTCCGCGCTTAAATAGAGCTGCATCCTGTACAACATCATAGCCTTCCAGCGTTTCAACAATGCTGGCAGATGTAGGAAGAAGCGGATCAGTGGCCGTAACGAAGGCGGCACTTATGTCTGTTGCTGTGCGTGTCATAGTCACCTCAAATAAACTGTATATACATACAGTATCGCCGAATATGAGGGTCGATCAAGTTCCGTTGTGGTGCTAAACTTCAGAACCTTCTGAATACATTGTTTTTTATATATTTAATTCTATTGTAACAGGTGCTTATGGAACTCAGGAACTTACAGGTGATTAGAGCAATCGCCGCGATGATGGTAGTGCTTAATCACTTCTGGGGGCCGGTATTCGGATGGCTGTTCCTGGGGATAGGAGGAATGGGAGTAGATATATTCTTTGTTCTATCTGGATTCCTCATGGTGTACACGCAAAATGATAGCAAAGGACCGATCAGGTTTTTCTGCGACAGGGTGAGAAGGATTTATCCAATATATATTATTGTGTCTTTACCTTTAATTCTGTCTACTGTTCCTGTTATGCAGCATTATAACTTCGCAGCAAACTTTTTACTTTTGCCAGAAATTAATGATTACAGAGCACGCATGGCTAACTCACCAACCTGGACTCTTGTGTATGAGATGATTTTTTATGTAATGTTCTCTTTCACTCTGATTTTCAGTAGAAAGAAAAGTGTAGCTGCAATCTTGGTATCCACGATAATAGTCGCATGTATTGTTTCAGGTGATAGTTTAGGATTAAATTCTGAAAGAAGAGGATGGGTGAATTTAGGGTTTATTTTGCAAGACTCCCTCATGGTTAACTTCGCCGCTGGGTGCATCTACGCACTACTCTATCCAAAGCTAAAAGAGTTTATTTCAATTAAAACTCCAATTTTTTACATTTCGACATTTGCTCTTCTTTATATCGGATTATTCTCCCTATCTGGTAATCCACGAATTATTTCATTTGGGATACCCGCATTTTTCATTATTGTTTGCGCATCCCTGTCTCAAAGTGGCAAAAGTGCACTAAGCAACTTCATGCATCTTATTGGAGACGCATCGTATAGCATATATATCTCACACATCTACTTTGCTCACCTACTGAATGATGTCATAGAAAGGAACCATAATGATAAGGATGTTGCCATTGTTATGTCCTTCGCTCTGATATCCATATCTGTTATTGTTGGTATCTTCATTCATAAGAATATCGAGAAGCCATCCATCGCATGGCTCAAACAGAAAACAAAAATCAGACAAGAACAAGCAGCATGAATAACGGAGGGTGATAGCCCTCCTTTTTATTGATACGTATGGCTATCCGTTTTTATATTAAAATTAACGTCCTAATCTTTTTTGTGATCGGTCCACTCTGTATGACCCCAGATTAATAGCATTGCAACGCTAACCCAAAATAAATATTCTGGAAATTTACTTTGACCGCTTAGCAGAGATAAAAATGATATTAATGCACACGCTCTGATTACCCACCTGTTAATCTTCATCCAAACCTCCACAACGAGATAATGACGAATAGTAACATTCGACATCCATGTCATAAAGTCATTTAAGAGCCCATATCATAAGCGTTGTAGCTAAGGTTAAACGTTGCAGATGCCGCGGATGAGTTTAGAACACCAATGACACCACCTGGCTTTCCATAAGTACCGGTAAAGGTGCTTGTGGAGCCTATAATGTTCATAGTAATTCCATTCAATACGCTCGTCGTCTGATAAAAATAAATCTGGAACGTTTTAGTGGCGTCGATAGTCGTAGTTGCCCATGAACTAACGACTCCGCTAACCATCGAACCGACCCGTAGCACTGCCCCGCTTCTCTGTACAGCGTACCCATTTTTCTCATCTGGATCATAAAAAAGGATTACTCCGCACTGGTCAGTAAGTGGTTCATTGACTGAAAGGCTGCCAACCAAATTCTGACCCGCGCTAAACCAGTTAGGCAGTGACGCGTACTGCGACCCATCCATCAGATTTGACGTTATGCCATCTAGGGAGTTGATCCTGGTAAGCATAGGGCCATTGAAACCCGCCACTTTATCAAGGCGAACGTTGTTAAAACCGACTTTCGAGGATTTCATAGAACCGGTAACTATAGCTGGCACATACACTGATGTAGGACTGCCATCATAACGTATCGTCAAAAAGTTAATTCCATAACGAAGCCTTCCTACATATGTTGTTAATGTTTTTTTCTCACCCAACACACCAGATGCAAGCCTCTGTGCAACATGCAAGTTCCTGAGTGTTTCAGGGGCAGTCTCTGCCATATTCTTACCCGCAGGGGATTGGACATCAATAATGTGGTTTCTTCCTGATGCAGTAAAATCAGCATCCCGAGAATAAGGCTCAAGGATGAAGAGATTCATATCATCTTCTTCGCAGAAAATAAAAGTAGAAAGAGTGACGTTTTCAGATGAGACAATAGCTTGTGCGACCTTCCCCATCTTATTCAGTGCCGGCGTACCCGCTGCATTAGCCCACGTAAATTGATAATGCGTGCCAGACGTAACGCCTACACAATCCCAGAATTTATCAGCGTTTGCCCAAGATATCATTTCTCCAGGTTTTACGGATGGGATAAACGTGTCTTTGCATACCTCCCAAAGCATTGCGTTACCCATATCCGCCTGACCAAGTGGCTGAGGGTGGGTATAGTCGAAGGTATTGTCTGATTTTACGTAATAGTTTTTAAGGTTCCTCAAATCGGAGCTGGCCCTCTTACGGAGGTATGTTCCTAAATCATAGTATTCTATGCCAGGATATTTTGTTGTGAGCGTCCGTTTTACAGCGCCCTCCAGCCCTGAGCGTGTGCTTTCATTCATGTTGCATGTAACTAGCCCAACGGCGCATCCATATCCCCATGCCTTTCTGATGAGCGCGTCGAAGTTATCAAGATAGCTCTCGAAATTTACCCCATCAACATCATTCCACCCCATGGAAATAAGTAATGAGTCAGGAGCCTTATTACCATAAGCTGCATTCTGGAAAAATCCGTAGTCAAAGTTACGGTATGCCCAACCATCAATCATTTTCATGCCAGATTCGGCACAGTTGTAACCACTAAATATTGGGTTAGCGGTCCAGCGACTGATAACTTTATTTAATGTCGTAACGAAATGAGCAAACCAGGAGTGGCTTCCTCCATTTGCTGAATGATCATAATTGGTTGAGTTTAAGTTTCGCAGTGCACCCCCGGTATTTGGGTTCATAGTCCACGTTTGCTTACCCCAGGCACCATCGGTAATGGAATCTCCAATAACACCAATACTCTTATTTTCAGTTCCTTTACGCTCCATCCCCTGGTGAATGACGCCGCTGACGGTAAAGGTACTGCCATGACTGGCCTTTGCAACATCAAATGTATGCTCATACCCCCACGGATCGCGAGTTAAGATTGCACCCTCTCCTGTGAACTTTCGCACATCATCCTCAGGAAGAAAGTTGCAGCGAATTGTTAATCCTTTCGGGATGTAAATCGTACCAGGGAATGCATATGCCGCGTCACGGTTGTTTGTAGTTTGGTCGATTACAAATCCAGCAACGTAATAGCATGATGTTGCGTCTGAGCGAAACTGGCCGCGCTGCAACTCAGTACGCAAAACCGTATCGCCAACACTAAGCCATTTACCTACACCAACACCTCCTGATGACTGAGGTGTTGAGTTGGCTGGAACTACCTTTGCACCTCCAGCAAATGACCCTGTCCATTTGTAATAGGTATTATCTGCGGTGTTAAAAAGAACTTCGTTTGGGTTGGAAACCGTAGCACCTGTAGTGAATGTCACGCCTGATAACGTGACATACCCGAAGGCATTCATAACTTGCTGAGCGAGATAGTTTATGCCTTCTATAGTGTAGTGCTTCACGCCGAATCGATCGGTGTATGTCCACCCCATAGAGGTAACAAACTCATCGATTTTCCCTGCATTAAACTTCAGGTCGATTGGAGATTCACTTGGAACCGAGTTCTGAGTAGGTGTAGTAGCCATATTTATTCCATAAAAAAACCAGGCGCAGTGGCCGGGTCTGGATGGTCGGGGACGGTTCTTATTGGTAGATGGCGTCGCTGTATTCCGCGACGGTCAGAGATACCGTGTTATCTGTGTTCGGTTTAATGCTGTTGACCGTCCATAGCTGACTGTCCAGTTCCTCTACTGTCGCAATGAGATAGCGCGACGGGAGCTGCACAGTGTCTCCGTTCCATATGTTGAGCTGAATGTTGGGTATTGCTGCAGTGAATCCGTACTTCGTGTCGCTGCGGGCCGTAGCCGGATAGCGCAGCGTCGGATTACCCATGCTGTCGGTCACCAGCACATACATTGAACCGGCAAACGCGATCGGCTCGCTGGTATCGAAGTTATTCCCGGCGCGGCCGGTTATGTAACCCTGCTGCTGGTTGCTGTCGTAGATATCAGGCATCTGAATGACGCTTCCGACTTGGATAATGCCGTCTTCGAACACTTTGGCATTCATCTTCACCCGGGAGTAGATCAGTCGCTTTGTTTCACGCAACGCGCGCTCCCGCGCCTGGTACTCATTACGGAAACCAACTATCTCCAGTTTGTTCGGGTTCTCCGCTTCCTGTTCGACGATAGCGCCGTTCAGCACGCGGTAGTTGATGTATGTCTTGTTGTTCGTCGTCGGGTGAACATAGGACACCTGCACGCCGTCGTAGCCGCCTGGAAGAGTGGCTTCGTACGTCATTTTGTACTCGTCCGTCTTCATGTTGGCCCGGTTGAATACGGCCGCCGGGTAATCGACCTTCTGATCACGGGTAAAAGTCAGCACTCCATCATCCCAGTACGCCACCACCGACGCCGCATTGCAGATCGCCTGCACGCGGTCGCCCAGCGAGTCGTTCTCGTCATCAAACGTGTAGTCGAAGTAACCCAGGCGCTCATCAGGGAGGCTTTCGGCGATCGAGTACAGCCCGTAGAGGTCAATGCTGCTGACCGGCTGCTCGCCCATAATCAGCCAGGTGTGCGCCACTGCATCAGCGAACGAGCGAGAAGGTCGCAGCGTGTAATCCACCGTCTGCGTGTCCAGGTCGTACGTGATGGTGTGCCGTGTCACCAGAGCGTTATATTTGCGTTCCCGGCTCCCCAGCGCGTTCTCTGTCGCCCTCACCTTCACGCGCACCAGCGTGTCAGTAGGATGAACGACATTGGTCCTGATGTTGATAGCGTGAATCTCTTCAACCTTCAGAACTGACGCGTCGCTGGAGTTATCCGTACGCTGGAAGCTAATTGCGTATTTGCCGAACCCGGCTGCCGGAGTAAGTTTATCGGTGCGGTAAAACACTTCGCTCGTATGGTCGTGCGGCGTTCCCTGGTAATAGGTAAACGTCTGCGTAGTGCCGGGGATCTGGTTGTAATCGTCGTCGATTTTCCAGATAACAACCTTCCAGTTAGTCTGTTTCTTCCCGCCCAGGCTCGACTGTGTGTGCAGCCAGAGCTGAGACGACTCAACCGGTGAGAAGAACGGCCCCACAACCAGCGCCTCGTTGTCGTTCAGAATGAACTTCGTGGTGTTTATGGTCGCAGTCGCCGGGATGTCCTGCGGGCCCTGCAGGTCGCTCATCGTAAACGTGTACCATCGCACCGGGTTAACCACAGCACCGTCGTTCGTTTCGACCGCGGAGATCAGTGTTCCTGAGAATGTCGCATCAGTCGTTACTGATCCGGATGCAGTGTTATATGTCACGTTGATGGTGAACGTTACCGCGTGCGGCAGCACCAGACCCATGAAGTAATCAAAATCAGCCTGTTTGACGATTTTCATCGCAATCTGGCCGCCTGAATATGTCCCGCTGACGACGGTGTTGGCCGTCGCCGTCTCGATCGGGAAATCACCCGCTTCGTTCTGCCCTGGGACTTCCTGCCCGTCAACGTCATCAAACCCGTATCCCTCAACAATCTGGGGGATGACTTCACCAGGCTCGATGAATTGGTATTCAGCACCAGCCATGCTACCCAGGCTTGATTCTGAGTAACGAATAGACTCACGGTCATATTTACCAAGCCCAATACACATCCACTCAGTGACAAACTTCAGTCCGCCGTCAAAGGCATCCTGGCGAATGTATTCGAATACCGACTCCTGAATCAGGTCAGGGTATGAGCGAATCTGGCCGTAGATATCCGGCTTGGCTTTATAGACGCGCGCGGTGTTTGTCTGACCGGTCAGGCTGTTGTTTGGCGAGTCGACGGTGTTACCACCGGTATTTGCGATTGCCGGCTTAGGCGCCAGGAAGGAAAATACAGACCCGACAACTTTGAAAATCGGGCTCAGGATGTCACTGACAATGCCCTTTGGCTGGTCGAAAATCTGGATATTGTCCAGTTCGCTCAGCTCAAACGCCAGCTCGTCATCGTCGCCCAGCTTAACGCCATTGCGGACGATCAGCAGGTCGCGGTGGAAAGTAGCGTCATTGGCCGCCAGCCAGTCATAAAAAAGGGTGCCGTTTGGCACCCTGCAACGCAGCTTAGGCGTTCCTGGAAAGTTCGATATCTCAACCAGCGCCATATTCGAAAAACTCCACTTTAGTGAATGCACGCTGAATGACCAGCAACGAGTCCATGCGCACGCTTCCATTCTCGCCGCGCGAGTGCAGCGCCTGACGGTTCAGAACCAGGCCAACATGTGCCGGTTGAGCTCCGCGGTACCCGACGAATATCCCGCCATCGGCAGGCTTATCGACCTGGCGCCAGAAGACAACATCACCCCGATAGCAGGTAAAGAAGTCCTCACCGGCTTCGTAGTCCGGCGTCTGGTGCAGCTCAATTCGGAGAGCGTGCCGGTAATACAGCACCACCAGCCCCCAGCAGTCAGTCTTTTCGAAGGAGCAGGCGCGGTTAGACCACGGCACGCCGATCATCCTGCTGATAAAATCAGAGGTATTGCAGGCCGGTGTATTCCGTTGGGTCATAGAGCCTTCCGATGTTGTTGTTCAGCGGGTTGGTGACAGACAGGGTTACCGACGCGGAGTCGGCGTCGATGTCTACCGTTTTGACGTACAGTTGCCACGACTTGATCGGCACTGAGACATCACCGCTGTCGAATATCTGCCGGGTGGCCGTAATGGCCGTCAGTCGGGAAGCCCCCTTCCACTCCTTCATCAGCGCTTTGATGTCGGACGACAGCCTCCCAAGCTTCACCGTCGCGTCAATCACCGGCGTACCGCTCTGCTGACTCTCTTCGATTTCAAAACGCGCTGGCGTGTAGGCCTGGCCGGCGAGCATCTTCGGGAAGAACTGCTTATCGACAAGGCGCACATAGCCAAAGGATGGATGGTAGAACGTGATAGTGTCGTACAGCCCGCGCGTCGGACGCTGCTGCTTGTATTGGCGAAAAGATGGCATCAGGGAACCCTCGGGAGACTTTCCGGATCGCGACCGTCCGGATAACCCGTAACCACGATATCAAGCCACGAATCCCACGGCGGCGGCAGTTCAACAATAACGTCATCAAACTCGTCATCGGCGTTGTAGAGGTGGTTCGCAATAACGGTCCCAGTCCACGTCACCACCCCGCCGTCGATACTGGTTTGCACCGGCATCTGCGTGAAGTGAAGCTCCTGCAGCTGCAGGCCACTGCCGCCCAGGTTGATATTCATCCGGAACCAGTTCAGACCACGGTTGAGATAGTTAGGGCTGCGCAGCCACTGCTGGAAAGCGCGCTCCTGGTCCAGAGTGAAGATCCATGTCAGGGACCAGGTCACTTTCAGATCGTCCGTAAGGTTCTGGAAGATGGCCGGGCCGACCGCTGGCTGATCGGTCTGGAACCCGGTATCGAGCGTCATGTTTTTGCTGGCCTTCTGCGCTAGCGGCAGCCAGTCGGGATAGTCGATAATTGGCATCAGCCCTGCCCCCTTGGCGAGCGCTTAACGTTCAAATTGCTGGTGATCGCCTGACTTGCTGGTCCACCATTATTCATGTCAGCGATAAATGCATCGATGGTCCAGGTGCCGTCACTGCCCTGCGTTGCCTGAGCATCGACCGACGCTGAAGAGTAATTGTTGATATTCAAAATCACCCCGCCACCGCCTCCGGCAGTCATTTCCTTATTGCTGATCACCTTGCCGTTGTCGCCCGGAATCATGTACTGCTTACCGGCGCTAGCCTGGTAAATCTCCGGCATGCCTCCTTCACCGACCTGATACATCCCGCCAGCCGAAACAGGGCCGCCGTTCTTACGCTTGCCAGACAGAGCGAGGATGCCAGCCATAGCACCGATGCCGATCGCCACCGCACCACCGAATGACGCAATGGAGGACATGATGGCCGCTGGCGTCCATGCTGCAGTTGTGGCCGCCGCCGCCGCGGTAGACGTCGCCGTCGTGGTAGCAATACCCGCCGCCTGAGCCGTGGTTGATGCTGCCACTGCAGCTGTGGTGGCCGTCTGCCCCATGATGGCCGATTTCACCCACTCAACGCCCATCTGCACGAAGGTGTTGATAAGGCTGTTCAGGACGGTATTGCCGATCGAGCGCAGAGCATCGGAAGCTGACATACTCCCGGTGATGATGCCGGTTAAGGCATTGGACGCATTACCGGCCAGTGCATCAAAGGACGCCGCCAGCGCTTCATTGCCTGCACTCTGGTTACGGAAGATCTCCCACTGTGCAGCGATGCGAGCCTGCTCGTACTCTCTATCAGCAGTAGCGCGCAGCATAAGTGCGTTCTGGTGAGTGATAATCCCCTGCTGCTCGTATGCCTGAATAAGCGCGAGTTTGCGGGCATTTTCATTCGCCAGTTGCTGCACTGGGTCCACGCCACCAGCAGCTTCCTGCTGTGGGCTTACAGCCTGATCGGCACGAATTTTCGCAAGGTTAGCCTGGTGTGCTGCTTCCAGCCGCTCAGATGTCTGATTGAACTGCTCCTGACTGATTTTCTTCGCAGCCAGAGCGGTATTCAGATCCTCAACATCCTGCTTATAGCTGGCGTTTTCGCGCGCTTCTGGCAGGAGCTTCTCGGCTGCCGCCTGCGCCTTAATGGCGTTGGCCGTGTCCCATTTTTTGGCCGCATACTGACCGGCAAGTGCTATCTGCTCTTTGGTGGCACCTTTCCCGAGCGACTGCTGCGCATTCAGAATAGCCTGCTCTCGGCTCAGCTTATTCGTTGAATCGGCAGCGAGTTCTGACTGCTGTTTTAGGTTCGCCAGTTTCTGAGCAATGGTTTCTGCCTGTGATGCTCCTTTTTTCTGCTCAGACTGAAGCGTCTTCTGCGCCTGCGTATTTTTGTACGTAGCAGCAGCATCATCTTCCATCTGCTTGGCGTGCGGATCATCCTTCGCAAAGCCAGCATCTTCGGCAGCGTATTGAGCCTGCAACCGTGCTCGGGCCTCGCCTTGCAACTTCGAGAGTGCCAGGTTGCGCTCGGACTGTTTGATCAGGTTCTTCTGTCCGGCGGTAAGGTTATCCGTAGACTTATTCAGGCTGTCTACATTGATCTTCGCGTTGGCTGCCTCTCTTGCCAGATCGACAAGCTTACCAGCCAGCTCAGCAATGGCTGACTGCCCATCTTTGGAGGAGGACTTCATTTCCTGGAGCTTTTTCGCCAGTTCCTGAAGTGCTTCAGGAGATGGGTTGTTGCTCAGGTCTGATAACTCTCTTGCAAGATCAAACGCTGATTGCTTGCTGATGCCGAGGCGTGAAGAAAGCGTGCTGACCGTTGAAGATAAAGAGTTCACAATGCCAGAGGCGTATTGCCCCTGACTGTTGGCCTGTTGAATGGCCTGGCTCCAGTCATTTGTCGTAACGCCAAGCGCAGAAAGCTCATCGTTGAACTTTTTGATGCTTGGAGACGCACCGCCAACAGCCGCCAGAGCGCGATCGCCTAATGTAATGAAAGCATCAGACGCGTCACTAATGGCCTTAGGAATCTTTGAGATGGCCTGGTTATACTCGAGCAGCGCCTGATTTCGCAGCAAAGTAGCCACGTCGGCATTTACGCGCGCCAGGGCAGCATACTTGTCGGAAAGCGCGGCTACGCCTTGCGAGGAAATGGTGATCACCTTATCCATCGCTTCAGCTGCATCTTTCAGCGCATCCATGGCGTTTTTACCGCCATTGAGCGAAGTAATCAGCACGCCGGCCAGCACAGAACCAAGGGCGATTATGGCGCCAACGACTGCACCACCAGGACCGAATGCACCAGCGAGTTGCGAGCCCTGCTGAGCGAACGCCACCAGCGCAGACTGTCCGCCCTGCACCTGTACGATGAAGTCCTGAACCTGATACCCGGCCTGCTGCATGCTGGTTTTCCAGCTGCCAGTGCCTTTTGCACCATTTTCAACGCCAGTCTTCATGTCATACAAGCGACCAGTAAGCTCGCCGATCTTCTGCTTTTCTTCGTCTGTCGCTTTCGACCCTGCTCGCAGCTGTGCAGCAAGTACTGCGGCACTACGAGCGCCATTCTCCTGCGCCTCGTCAAGCACCGCCAACTGGTTGCCAAGCGCCTCGATGATGGATTCGGCACGGCTGAATTCACTGCTCGCGCCTCCGGTACCGCTGCGGGCCTCTTCCATTGCGCGGGCAATTCCGCTGACGTTGGTATTCAGCTTGCGCAGCTGGTTATCCATCGAGTTGGCATAGCCAGCCAGTTCAGTAAACGCGGACCCGGTCTGGGACGTACTCTGGTCGAGGTTATCCATTCCCTTGCCGGACTGCTGGGCTGCAGCATCCAGTTTATCCAGGGCATCAATGGCCTGTTTCCCGCCCTGCAGCAGCGGCTCAACGTCGGCGCTGATTTCATAAACGATGCTACCGGCGTTCTTCTCACCTGCCATGTCATTCTCCGGTTATTGCTTTGCTTTAGCCCTGCGTGCGGCCTGTTTAGCAAGGTATTCGTCGGCGATACTGTCGTACTCTTCACGAGTGAAGCCTTTCTGGTCAGGGTATTTCGCCGCCAGCAGCATCTGAAATTCGGTCATCGTTAACTGAGAGGCTTCGGCGCGGTTCATATCAAAGTGACTACGGGCCGCGCTGATGTAGTCGAAGGCTTTAAACTCTGTAGTGCGCTCACCAGTCTCGTGTCGCTGTAGCTGGCGAACCTTTGCCTTTCCGACGACGCCGTGCTGCATGAGGTGCTGCGCCAGCACTATGATGTCGTTCTTCGGCATTTGCCCGGGTCGGTAGACGACGCAATGCCGCCACCCCTTCCACTCTCCGATCATCGGCGTCAGGTCCTCTTCACAACACGCCTGCAGCACCAGCATGCACGTTGATAACAGCTTCTCGGCAGCGCGGTTGAATGATGGGGCCAGCCAGACAGGAAAACGCCCCAGCGTGCCAGCGCAAACCTCAATGAGCTGAGCGACTTCATTGCCGTGGATGGTGGCGTACGCCTGCACAATCTCTTCCGGAGTGCCGATCCTGGTCATGGCCTCGAATGAAGGCCGTAGCAGGTAATCTTTCCCACCCTCTCGGCTGTCGCTGATAGAGAGTTCGCCAATATCGGTTAAAGCGGTCATAGGCCTTCCAGTAAACGGTCATTATCAAGGGCAGCACGCCGCCCTTTGGAATGTCCGTTAGGTAACGGTAACCGTATGCACGGCCACAAAGTTGCCGTCTTCGGTGTTGATGATGATCTGCGCGCTGCCGGTGGCGACACGTGTCACGGTAACGGCGTTGCCAGAGGCGGTAGCCGTTGCTTTGGTCGCGTCGGTTGTCGCTACAGTGAAGTCTTTGTTGGTTGCGCCGGTTGGTGCGATATTCACCGTGAAGGTGCTGGTGCCGCCAGCTGTGCCGGTGCTGGTTGTCGGGGTTACCGTTACGCCAGTCACTGCTACCGAGTTATTTTCATTAACCTCGATAGTGCTTGCGTCACCAACCTTAAACTCAGTGGTGAACGGGGTAATATCGTTCGTCCCTCCGCTGGAGTTGAGGGCGGTAATGTTCATGTAGCCTACAAATTCCACCGGCCCATAGTTCAGTCGAACCCACATGCCAGGCTGACGACGTGCAGCTACTTCAGTGTGAAAATACCGGGTAAAGCGCCCGAAGCCATACTGATCAAGCTTATCCCGCACCCGCACCTCACCATCAAATGAGATAGTGAAGTCACTATTAGTGACGATAGATTCTACGTAGCCACCACCATCATCAGCATCGCTGGTAGTGGTGTTAGGGTTGAAGTCAAACCCCTTCGTTGTGCCAGCGGCCAGCGCCATCCACTCATCTTCGAGTGGTTTGACGTCCGGGCAGCCATCGGCGACTTCCAGCACGACCGCACCGCCGAACAGGCGCTCGTTCGAGTTCTGGCAATTAGCCATGTGAAACTCCTCTTTGACGTATAAAAGAAAACCCGCCGAAGCGGGTTATTTGGTTGGGATGGCTATTCGCCGTAAGTGCAGGCGAACTGGAGTCGGAAGACTATTCGCCCTTCTTCTGTGAGCACCGGCGCTGGGATTGCGCCCATGTTCTGGATGTAGCCGACGCACTCGTCAGCCATGGGGTTGGCCTGGACATAATCGACGATGCGCTGCACGGCATTGAGCGCGTCTTTGCGCTTGTCCTTCGCGCCGACGACATCAACCAGGACGTGATACTCAGAGCCAAGGTCAGTGCGGATATTCGAGCCGCCGTTTGGCCTGAATACCATGATCGCCTTCGACAGGTCTCCAGGGTCGTCGTACATCAGCTGTTGCACCGTGAAGCCGGAAGTTAGCCCGGCGTCGCCGAACATGTTGCGCACCCTCTCGTGCATCATGGGTGTCATAACGTAAGTTCCTTCTTAACGACAGAGTCAACATCTGAACGAGTATTATCGCCAGCCTTCTCAAGGAATTTTGGCTCACCAGCAGGATCCCAGTAATTACCTCCACCTTTTGATAAAGGTCGCGGCTGCCCCTTTAAGGTCCCTTTCGCCTCATGCACATAGATTGCGTAATTTGCGGAGTAGATAATGCGCCCTGTGACCAAGTTGCCACTGGCTTCTACTTCCTGTATCTGTGAATTGATAAGGTTTGATGTGCTTCCAACTGGTGTCATTCTCGCCGCCTCAGGCGCAACGATGAGCAATGCTGATTTGATGGCTCTTAGGACTTTTATCCCTTCAATTTCACCAACAATTCGATCAAGATTCCTTTTCGCCTGGCTGATACCCTTCACTTTGATACCCATTGCTACACTCCCGTCAGGATGGCGTAATCATCCGCCAGGCGCTCGAATGTGTCGGCGTAGCGGATAACCTGCCGCACCTCGTCGGCACCAGCGACAACCGGGTCAGCTTCGGTCGATATGCCAATCAGCAGGTAATCACCAGCGGCCGCCAGAGCGAACTCCGTCCAGACCGTATTCTTCACGACGATTTCGGCGCCCAGGCTGGCTAACTTCTTACTGAGCCCGCCCTCGTAATCACAGAGAATTTGCTCAGGCTCGGCATAGCCCAGCGGGTCGCCGTATTCGTCATTGCCTTCCAGCTTTCGCCAGATGGTCGCCGTGGCTGTGTATGACCAGTTCGCTACCGATGACATCAGCCCTCCTTCCAGCGCAGCACCTTCGCGCCAGTCGCCCGGATGCGCGGGCAGTTGATGAACCACTCACCGTCCGATTTCACGTAGCCGGTAGTCTCCCGCCCGGTGTCGGTAATCACCCAGACGCGGACGAATGAACGCGGCAGGCCGTGCTTAACTGATTTGTACGTCATCAGCAGCCTCCGACCACCATGAACAGACCGACGCTGTTACCGGCGCTGATCGGCAGCTCGCCGGTGCAGCCGCTGGTATCGAGACGGGCCAGCGAGTCGCGAAGCCATGTAATGCTGTCGTCGCCATATTCAAACGAACGGGACGCGCCAGACGGCGCACCCTGCGATTTTATGCGGCGCGCGCCGGACGACGTAGCCATAAGCGCAGCGGCATACATCAGAATCAGCTTCGCGGTGCACTCGTCATACCCTGCGCCATCGAGGCACGGGATAATCTTGTTCACCAGGCAGAGGATCGGCTCCAGCAGCGCGCCCGGGATGGAGTAACCCAATTCACCGAGGAACGCCTGCACGTCTGCCGCTGTGATTGGGTCAGCCATGGTTATTTCGCCTTCTTGATAGCTTCTGCCAGTGCGGCTTCGGCATCGTCGGCGCGCTTTGTTTCTGCTGCCAGCGCGTCGGCGTGAGCCTTGTCTTTTGCTTCACCATCGGCGATTAGCTTTTGGTTCTGCTCCAGCGCGTCGGCTAGTTGCTTTTGCAGGGCAGACAGCTCTGCCGTCGGCGCGGACGGTGTAGCCACTTCGAAGGAAAGCTTTTCGCCTTTCTTCTTGTCGGTATCCTTCGCCTTGCCAGTGCTGATCCAGCGTTCAGCTGTTACATCGTCCACATCCACCACCGAACCAACCTCCAGTTTGCGGAGATTGGCACCGGCGTGCAGATTACTTGCCACGATTTCTACCAGTGCCATGATTTATCCTTAGCTTGATGCGTGAATAACGGAGTATTTGTTGTTGATGTCCTGCTTGACCATCAACCCCATTGCACCCCAGGTGCGCCAGATGTAGTCGCTGTTGTACTCCGGGCGCGGAGATGCAACGGTACCGATAGCCTGTCCGACGATTGGAGCAATGACTCCAGCAGACAGCGGAACGATGACGATTTCGTTACCTGACAGCTGGCTGTCTTCTTTAATCGCCGCAACACCGGTCAGTTTAAGGATTTCCTCCATGATCGTGCCTGACTGGAAGTTGTCGGAGAAATAACGCTCCAGGTTGGAGATGATTTCACCGGATACGTACCAGGTCTGCTCTGCATACTGGTTGTTCACGCGACGCATCTGATCACGCAGCGCGATTGCGCCAGCGCGGATAGCCTCTGACGTTGCTGTGCCAGAGGTGAAATCGATGTTGAGGCCGGAAGCCCCAAGGTCGATCTGTGCTACACGCTCATCGTCACGCAATCCTTTCCAGGTAAGGCCATCGAAGACTGCGAAGTTGCCAGCCTTATCGCGGAAGCCGTTGAAAATGTAGTCAACGTAACGACGCTGAACGTCTTCAACGGATCCACGCTGCGCATCTGACTGCGACTGCAATGCCTGCGGGCTATTGAAGATTGGATCACGCCATTCGAACTTAAAGCCCGAGTCGTGGATAGGCACCATAGTGCCATCGAAGGAATAGCTGCGAGCATCCAGCGCCGCACCGACCTGACCGGACATGGACGTATGAGCCCAGCCGCGACCGCCGGTACGAGCATAATCGTAACGAGACTGCTCGATGCGCACGGAGCGAGAAAGCGGCATCAAATCGTTCAACAGAGTGAACTCGGTATTCGGCTCGAACTGCTGAAGCACAGTTGTGTCGAAAGCGCGATACAGGCGACGGATATCGTCAACTGCATTCACCGCGTCGAGATAAGGAGCATTTTCTGCATCGCCACGGAACTGAGTGCGCGCCAGAAAATCAGCCGCAGCCTGTGCGCTGGCGTTTCGCTCAACTTCAAGGGCGCGCCATTGCGCCTGGTTAACCGCGAGGTTACCGGTCTTTTCACCGATAGACTTGGAGAATACAAACATATCTGCCCCTTACTTGATTACGACACGAAGCAGATCGCCTGCTGCCGTTGTGTATGATTTGTCTTCCTCGACGTAGCAGCGCACTGACTCGTCGCCAGCAGCCACTTTGACTCGGCCGTTTGCAATAGATAGGGCTTGCCCCTTGGTGTAGGTTCCAGCGGCCGCACGTACGTTTAAGAACATGCCAGGCAGCGGTTGAATACCCACCACCAACTCACCCGCAGGGATAGCGTCATCAACTGACAAGCAGCGCAGGTAATCTTTGTTTGCAACATAAAGGATTGCAGCCTCATTACCTGCTACCGAAGCGGTAAACTTATCCGCCGAGCTGAAGAAGCCAATTGTGCCTGGTTGAGTGGATGCCGCAGCTGCGCCTTCACGGTTAAGCAGCGGATTAGGGAACACGCCACCAGCGTGAATGATATGCTTTCCATCTTTAGCCATTTTTTACTCCGGCATTTCGCTGACTGATTGAGAGGAATTGACCTGGCGGAATGCACCATTCAGGCCGACAGAGGTCTGGCACTGCGCATAAAGACCATCGAGTGCAGCGCCATCGAGTGCGTTAACAGCGATGTCGTCGAGCAGAAACTTGGCTTTGACTGCAGCACGCTTTTCGCCTTTCTCTTTGTCAGAGTTGGCATTGAGCTGGCTGTTAATGGCGGTAACTTGCTCACTCAGCAACTTAGCCCAGCCGGGCATTTCTTCGTTGTTGTTGGCCTGCTCTTTCGACTTCTTGTCGTCCGCTTCTTTCTTCTCGCGGGCGGCCTTTTCTTCAGGCGTTTCTGTTTTCGCTGCCTTTTCGGCGGCCATCTGGTTGTATGCGTCCATCAGCTCGGCGTCGGACTTGCCTTCAGTCGGCTTACCAGCGGCTTGCAGCGCATTGATAATCAGTTCTTTCATCGGATCGTTCTCTCCGTTGGTTTTAATCTCGTACTCAGTGGGTTTGCGCACGACTTCTACAGGTTCGCCGACGAACACGGCCTTGCCGTCATCATCGATGAGATACTTCTGTTTCAGGTATTTGGTGTCATTGCGGTAGATGAAGCTGTCCGGCCACACCGTTTCAGGCCAAAGCCACTTATCTTCGGCGTCCCCCTCGCGCAGCTTGTCGCTGATAGCTCGGGAGATGTCATCGAAAGAGAAGTTGGAGGCGTTGGTGAAGAAGAATTTGGTCTTGTTGAGCAGGCCGTCGCGGGTGCAATCGATACCATCAGCAAGGCGGGCAACTTCAATCTGTTGCTCATCGCCTTCAGAGTTAACGAAAATGCCCACGCCCTCTTCCGGCGTACCGGCGCCAGGCTCATCAAGCAGCACCGCCACATGGTCAAACATCATGTTGGTGGCGATCTCGTTGTACTTCTTGCCCTTCGACTCGCCGTTGGCGGCGATACCGGAATACAGCAGGCCGGTGGAAATGTGGATCGGGTCGGAGTTTGTGCCAGCCAGCATTTCATCCAGGCGGTTGATGAGGCGTTTGCCCTTGTCGCTCGACTCGGCGTACTGGCGGTTAACGTACATGTCGCCCGTCACCTTCCCGTCATTGTGACTGACGTTCTGCAGCCAGGCCCCGACGTGGTACTCGTTCACCGCCCGGACATCGCGCGCCGAAACATGCTTGCCGTCCACTTTCGGGTGGCCCAGCGGCATCGGGTTACGCTCAAGCGTGTTGTAGGCCTTTTCGATTTCTGCTGCCGGGTACAACTTCCGGTTCATCACGATATCGTCCACGACAGGCGTGATGCCGCGAACCACGATATGTGGCTTGCCGTCGATGGTTTCAGTGGTGATGTTTGAAGCGGAGTTGACGACGGTCAGCACGTTAACGCGGTTGCGTTTCATGCTGGGTCCTCTTCATGCTATGTTGAAATTTCAAATGCTTCGAAGGTAAATAAGGCGATTAGAAAATGAAAAAGTATAAAATTAACTACACAATCAACCGGCAATCCTACGATATCTTCGTTGATTACAATGGATATCTCGATCCAAAGGGTGAGGACGCAATGCTTTTTTGCATGAACCATGCCTTACAATTCGCCAAGCCTACATTCGATGATTTAACGGTTGTAGTTAATGAGGTCGTTGAATTTGGTTGATGAATCAACCTGACGCCCAGGCCTTTCTCTCTTTCGCCAGCTTCTCAGTCAGCCCTTCATTGAAGATGCTGCCGTCGTCGTTGAGCAGCACCGGTATCTGGCTGCAGTAGCAGTTGTACCGGTTGCCGTTCTCGGCGTAGAAGTCGCGCACCTCTTCGGTGGTGTAGACCTTGCCGTGACGGCTGGCGTGCCAAGTGCGCGTAGTAGGCTTGAGCGCTGACAGCCACAGCAGACCGGTATTCAGCCCCAGCCTGTCGGCGGCCCAGTCCGTTTCGTTCCATTGTGCCTGCCGCAGCGCGCCGACCTGCTCGGTCTGAGCTATCGTCTTTGCCTTTGACATGCTTACATCGAGACGCTTGCTGATGACGCTAGCCGTCTCGCGAGGATTCACCCCGCGCGCTACCGCATCGGTGATGATGTTGGTCAGGTCCCCGCGGGCTGTATCGCTGATGACCTTCCAGTCACTAAACGTTGTCAGCCTGGCAGCCGCTATCTGGTTCAGGTATCCCGGGCTGCTTAAAAGCTGCTGTAGCGTCGTCTGGGTGGCGTACACCTGCGATTGAACCGACAGGTTGGTGAAAGCGTTTAGCGTGCCGCGGTCATACTCCGCAATGACGTAGTCCAGAGCCCAGAGGTTCTGGCTGCCACCATCGAGAAGCTCGTCATCCAGAATCGACTGAACTACCTGCAGCAGGTCGGCCAACTCAGCGGCGGTCATGTCATAGACGAACTTACCGGCATTGACCTGATACAGCGAAGGTTCTGCACCTTCGTTGTTGCACACCATCCATGACCGTTGCGCGTTCGCCTCTCGCTGCTGTCCTGTCAGCCTTTGGTCAAAGAGTGCCTTTAGCCTGCGCTTAATGTTCAGATACCGGCCTTCGATATCGCTGAACATCCGGCTGACCTGCCGCGAGGACTGCGTAGGGTCAGATTTATTGCGCGGTACGATTGGCGTCCCGATTCTGGTTTGCGCTGTCATCATCATCTGTCAGCGGATCCTTGTCGGTTTGCTTTACATCAGGGTTAGGTGGCGGCACGACCTTGCGAGGCTCCAGCTCACCGACTGCGCGGATTTCGTTTTCATCCACTGCCGGTGTGCCGTATGCCTGCTGGGTATCTTTCGCCACGACGGCCATTGCCTGCATGTTGGCAATCTTCTCTTTTTCGCTCGGCGCGAGCAGATCAGACCATGCCAGCGTTACCTCTCCGGATGATGGCGGGTCAATTACGCCTACTGTCCAGAAGCGCTCAAGGACGCTCTCTACAATCGTCGACTGGAATCCCCAGCGGCGGCCGTTACAGCGCTTCGCCCAGTCTGTTTTGTCCTCATCGGAGGCAAGGCGCCCCGTCTGCTGACCAAACAGTATCGTGAACGGGCATTGAATAGAAGATGCAAACTCGTTGGCGGCCACTGTCCAAGTCGGGGATGGGTCTGCCGCCGCAACGGAGAGAACAGACGGCGTGCCCGCCTGCATAACCAGGGCCGCATCCGTGCCACGGTTCATCTTGGCGACTTTGTCGTTAAGCGCCTCGCCCAGGTCTTTGTAGCCAGATTCTGTGGCTTGCTTTGACAGGTTCGCAATGTTGGTTTCTTTGTCGAACGCAATCCCGAGCTGGCGACTGGCATTCTTCAGGAACCCCTCGGCACTACCGCCAGATACCTTTTCAAGGTCGAGCAGTTTGTTGTAGCCCGCGCGCAGGAATGGCACGCCAGAGAGCATGTTCTCGTCTTCTGAGCCTTCGCAAAGGATGATGATTCGCTCGGGGTGTACGGTAACGCCGCGCACCGGGCCGTACGTGCCATCATCACCTACGGGCTGCTCGTTGAAGTTGTACGAAACTGGCTGGCCGTACGTTTCTGAAAGCGTGTCGGTATCGAAGTTGCCTGGCTTGATCTGCGATTCCCACGCGGGGATCAGCTTAACAATGGGTCCGTTACCGATATTCCGTAGGGATTTAACCTTCGCGCGATCGACTGGCTCGTGCCATTCCCTCCCGTCGCGGAACTGAATGAGCAATGCCGAGTATCGGCCAACGAGATTGCGGCGATCCGCGTCCTTAATTTTCGGCCAATGCTTCTTCAGCAGCTTAGTGGCTGACTTTTCCCAGTCCGTTGTCTCGGTTGACTCCTTACCGTCGTCGCCGTCGATGATCGTCGGGTTATCAACCCAGCACGAATCAAGAAGCTTATGGACTGCGGCAAACGCCACCGCGTTGCGCTCGTAGGCCCGATAGTAGCGGTCGAACTCGAGACTGTTTGGATAGCCGAACTCATCCCACAACTTTGTGCGTTTGGTGTTTCCCGGCTGGCCCGCGTACAGCATGCGCTGCCGCCCGATAGCATCAGCAAGGGCATTAACGAGGAATGAAACCTCGCTTTGTTGTTCACTCACTGATGAGCTCCTTAGAAGAATACTGCGCCGACTTGCTTGTGGTTGTTCTTCGCTACTGCAAAGTAACGGAAGCCGTCAGCACCGTGTGATGTGAAGTCATGAAGCGGTTTGTCTTTCCAGCACCCGCGCTTGTCGTCCCACTCCTTGCGGTAGCCTTCGAGGTGAGATATGCCCTCGGCACATTTCTCCTCATCGAAGACGCATGACGGGAGAATTTCACGCACCGACTCAATGCCGGTATCGACACCCGTTTTCGGAACAACATTGAACGTCATCGAGTAAACCTGGCCGTCGATTTCATAGCCTTCCTGCGCGAGCTCTTTGCGCGATTTGGCATCAGCGCCGAATTCGCGGTTCTCGATGTCGTGTGGGCCCCAGTGCTCGCCGTACTCATAGCCGCGGTCTTTTAGCACCTTCATGTAGTGCCTCAGCCCCTCGCCGGAGTTTTCGTAGTAGTCGATGATGTGGAACTCTTCGCCGACCTCGCGAACGAACCAGATCGCCGTGGAGTCACCCACACCGATATCCCAGAACGTGTGTACAGGGAGGTGCGAGTTATCAGGGATTTGGCCGATCCGCTTATTGGCGTAGAGCCAGCGGAACTGTTTGGCGTAGTACGCGCCCTCGACCGACTGCTGGAACGCCTCGGCCGGAATGGTCGGGTATTCGCGCTTCATGTCATCGCCGAGCGTTTTCTCTTTGGCGTAGTACCAGGCTTTCTGGCGCTCATTGACTACTACGCCGTGCTTCGCCTCCATTTCAGCGAAGTACTCAAGCAGGCGCACCGGCAACGATTCCACCGGGTCGATGGCGTACTGCGGATTCTTCCACCAGGAGAAGAAAAAAAACTTCCAGTCCAGCGCGGACAAAGGCTTACCCTGCAGCAATGCTTTCTCTGCTGTTTGGCAGTAATCGAAGAAGTAACCCGCCCGGCCCTCTGCCGTGCTCTCGATAGTAGCGAAGCACCCGGTCGATACCGCCTCAAACGCACCAGTGACGATCTCACGAGCTTTGTCAGGATACTTAGCGCATATCTTCCCGAACTCAGAAACGTGCAGGTAACGCAGCGTACCGCCACGAAACGACGTACTGACGTATAGCGATCCGCCTTTCTTAAAGACAAGCTCACCGGAAGAGTCGTTGCTGGCCGGGTTGGCCGCCTTTATCTCTGCCGGCAACTTGTCGTACGCGTACTTCACCTTTTCTCGGAACAGGCGCTTTGCGTCATTCAGCGTGTGGGCAATCAGCGCGCACTTCGCCGACTCAAACAGGGCCGCGTCGAGCTGGATGATGCACACCTCTGTGGTGAACCCGAGCTGGCGAGCTTTCAGAATGATGTTGCGGGTGTGGATCCCCTCGAAGTATTCCCGCTGCTCAGGTGTCATCCTGAACCGCGTAGGCTTTCCCTCTTTGTCGGTGATCCAGTAAAGGTTGTTCAGCCGCCAGTCTTTGTCGGCCAGCAACTTGATGTGCTCAGGTTTCATTACGCCCCCTGAGACAGAGAATCCATCAGGTCTGAAATTGAATCGACAACGTGTTCAGTTTTCACCTGCTCACGGAATGCCTGGACGTCGATGTGCTTACCAATCAGCTCAAGGTTCTTCACCTTATCAGGCCACTTAATCTTTTTAAGAAGCGCGGCTGTGTTCCCCTCGGCTGATATCTCGACGACATCCAGCCCGGACAATGTCGTCCTCCAGACCTTCGGCCATTGTGACACCGGCTTAAGCTCACCGGTCGATGTCAGGATGTCGAGCACGTCCATCTGGTCTATCTCAACGAGACGATTCAGGACGTATGTCGCATTTATGCCAACCAGATCATTGCGTTGCGCTTTAAGTTCGGCAATTCTGGACTGGATGTCAGGTTTTGACAGGTTTTCGGACGCGGTGCGGTTAGCTGTCCTACCGCTGTACCCCGCCCGAATAGCCGCTTGCGTGGCGTTTAAATCGATGAGGTACTCGCGACAGAACATTTCTTGCTTGTCGGTGAGTGCCATATTTTTTACCAACACTGAGGTGAAGTTTTTGGACAGTTACTACATAACCATTAATGCAATAAAAATCTTGCTTGCGAAAAGTAATGGTTTTTACCTAATTTCTTGGTCTAATCAAAACCGTACTTCCAGTTCAAAAGAAGAACTAGCTCGCATTCTGGCTTCAGAATTTAGAATCACCAACCTTGAAGCTACCAATTACGTTGCCGATTTGAACTAACCTTTCTCGCCATCGAATTCGCTTCGGGTTCGATGGCCTCCCAGTCCGGTTTGCTCATTCGTTACTCCGTTGTTTGTTCTTCCGGCTGTTCGGTCTGCTCTTCCGGTACTGGCGTGAACTGCACGCGCTTTACATCAGCAGGAGCGAAATACAACCACTGCCCGTCTCGGTCGCCAGCGGCACAAAGCCGTTAACCAGCTCTGGCTGACGTCGTGACATCTTGCCCGTGAAGGTTTCGCCTGTTTGAGTGGTTAGCGTGATTTGGTAGATGTCGGACATTGAGAGCCTCTTTATCCGCTTGTGGGGATATTGCCATTACGCTGGGAATACCCAGGGTGATGGCAACAAAAAACCGCCCGGAGGCGGTTATTACTCAATCTATATTCTTGGTTAGCGCGGTTTGTATTGCGTCAGCAAGTGCTTCTATTTTTTCGGTCACTGACTCCAGATCTTGATCCACGCGAGAGTGTGCCGCAGCGCCAGTTGGGCCAACTGCGTGTTTAGCAATCTCAAGCGCAGCCTGAACCGCAGCTAAACGCTGAAACTTCTTTTGTGCTTCAACCTCGGTCTTACTTGTCCCATCAAAATAATTTTCTAGCATTCTCATTCTCCATTACCCATAGACTATCTATGGTAATTAGGAGATGGGGATCAAGAACGAAAATTCAACGGTAGCAATACATTATCGAAGCCCCTCAGTGAAGGGCTCCTGTAATGCCGCTTTCAGCCAATAAGTAACTCGGGCTGCGTTACCTGCATGATGTGCTCATGCTCGAGCTCCAAAACGCGCTTCTCTTTCTTCCGCTCATTCATCAACCGGCTGCCGATTGTGCCTTTGAGCTTTGAGCGCGTTTCTTTGATGGCGTAGCGGTGCTGCATTTCTTCACCCATAGCAAGACGACGGCTAAGCTGCTCAGACATCCAGTTGAACGCAGAGATGTAGCTTTCTTTGATCGCCGCAGCAGCTTTCCCGGTGAACCCCATCACAACCATGATCCAGCCATCTTTCGTCAGGCTATACATCGGGCGAACCTTACCTTGCTCATCGATATAATCAGCCGACGCAAAATTGCGTTGGCTAAATTCAATCGAGCAATCAGCCTTAACCTGCTCGATTTTCCTGAGCACATCGCCGTGACGCTTGCCGAAGTAAGTGGCAACTTTTCTGGATGTGGTAACGACCTCTCCGTTTTTGGCTTGCACCATTTCGCGGAAGTCGAAGGCCGGAATAACTGACGGATTATTCATAGCGTGTACCTTTCTTTGAGATGAACCTTTGCCGCATAGGAAATCAGCCCGTCGAGGCTCGCCAGCACTAACTGACTTCCTCAAAGGCTCATTTCAAAGGGTGGTTCGACGTAGGTTGAATGCGCTGCGGTGCGCGGTGAAATTCGGGCATAAAAAAGCCCGACCGAAGTCAGGCTCTGTTATTTGGGTGACGAATCACTTAAGACACTGCTCTTTGATGTAGTCCTGCATGCCGCGAATCATCTTGTCAGCGGTTGCGATTCCGTCCCGGTGATCGAAATAATTTCGTCGAGCGTCTGAAGTAAGTTCGGGGGCTCCTGCATCAACCACGCCGGTGGCGGAGGTGGCTTTTGGCACTCCAGGGCAGGTTGCGGCGATGCGCAGCCGTTTAGCGCCAGAATCGACATCCCGACGCAGATCGTTAATGGTGTTTTTCGCATCGGACAATTCCTTCGTGTATTTGGCATCCAGCTCAGCGACATCACGCTGGCGCGCCTGCATGTCTTTAATGGTAGCGTTAGCCAGGCTGAGTTTCTCAGTGGCTTTATCGCGCTGGTCTTTATAGTTGATGGCGTTGGCGCGGTAATGGTTAATCGCCCAGGCCATCGAAACCAGCAGGCAGATAACGACAGCACAGATGATTGCGGTTAATCGGCTCATTTCTGGCCCCACTCGCAGACTTCACGCTCAATCTCGCGCCTGGTGATAAGCCCCTTCCACTGCTTGCCACCGGCATATGTCCAGCGCTGCAGTTCTTTGCATGCACCCGGTACATCACCGGCGTTCAACTTCTTCAGCAGCGTGGAACTGGCGAAAGCACCAGAGCCAACGTTATAGGTGAAGGAGTAAAGCGCGGCGCGGGTTGGCTCAGGGATGCGAACTTTGATCAGCGGGTCGATGGCGTTTGCCACTTTTCGCAGATCTGCCTTCAGCAGGTTGTCGCACTCTTTGTCGGTGTAGCGGTGACCCCGGCGAATATCAGCACCTGTGTGTCCATCGCAAACAGTCCAGACGCCGACCACATCCTGGTAAGCGTAATAGCGCCGCCCTTCCAGCCCATCCGCATTGCCCAGCATTACTGCAGCAATGGTGATGGCTCCGGATCCGCCAACAATGGCACCCACCAGCTTATTCCTGAGTGTCGGGTTCATCTCGGCTCCTGCTGCGGCGGTTGTCTTCGCGGATCTTGAAATAGAGATTTGTCAGATACGTCAGTACGGCAATGATGATACCCACCAGCACGCCGATAGCGTTCCACTGCTCGGGGCTGTAGGCATTCAGCATGCCGTTTAGGATGCTCCCGGCTGAAGCGCCATAGGCAGCACCAGTGGTTATTTTTTCCATGCGATACATGCTCTCACCTCGCGTTGTTTGCGGGTGCTGTTCGTGTAGTGGGAAAGGCCGTCAGACACGATAGCTACGGGGCATCTTGAATTGATTGTCTGCGGCCTGAATAAAAAACCTGGCGACAAGCCAGGAAGATGAGGGTAATGCAATGTCGGCTCTCTGGCCGAAGGGTCCCAGGTAGTGGGTTCTGAGTGCGGCGTACCGCAAATAAAAAAGCCCAAGGCGTTAACCTCGGGCTTGAATTCTTTGTGTCGACAATCAAAGCTATGGCGATGATATCAGATTTACATGAAATATATGCGTTTCAGTTCGGTTTTGCAAGACTTACGTCTAAATTTGTCGCCTTTTGTTGTGAACGTGATCGCGTTACTGAGATAAGCGCACCGCTATCGAGTCGCTTAAAGCTGTTACGCATCGCCAGCCAGTGAGGCAGATACGTTTCTGTCCAGGTGGATTTCGCCACGCCAGCCAACTCCGCCAGCTCCTGATATTCGTACGTCTCACGCCCCGCCAGTTCCGCTTTGACGTCCTGCGCCGCCAGCCAGATAAGTTTCTTCAGCCGCTCCATCGTCTTGCCGGCCACCTTCTTCGCGCCGAGTTGCCCCTGGAACTCTGCCCATGCCCACTGGGTAATCGCCACCTGGTGCTCGAAGCGGATATTCTCGCTGTAGTTCCACAGCAGCCACGCTTTCTGATGGTCTTCCAGCGACAGCACCGCGCGGCGCCAAGATGCTGTCACGAACTCAACCGGCCCCACCAGCGCGATTGACGATCCCTTGGCGCGGGACTGGCTGCCGCTCATCGCCGGGCCGTCCGGGTTAACTTTGCGGCCGGTGACCGGATCGGTGATTTTCTTCCGGCCCCGGCTGCGCGCCGTCGCGGTGAACTGCGCGTTCTCGGCGAAAGCTACCAGTTGCCCTTTGGTCGCCCCGCTCAGATCTGCGGTCGCCACAATGAGCTGCTGACGTACGTATTCCAGTTGCTGACTGTTCATTGTGCGGCTCCTGCAGGGTAATAGATGCGAACGAAGTTACGGAGAATGCGGTAATCCACCAGCACGGAGCCCGGGCGGCGGTAAATCCGGAGGCGCTGCCAGCGCGCTCGGAGTATCTCGATCGTTTCTGGCTTCATGCGGCCTCCTGCTGTTTCAGTGCTTTGAGCTTGGCGCGGTACTCATCGCGGATCCGGATGAAGTCTTCACGGCGGTAGTTGGTCATTTCGTGTGGGCCATTGAGCCAGTCGACGTATTCCTGGCCGTAACGAGCGACCAGACCAGCTTCATATTGCTGCGCTACGGTCGCCTCCTTGGCGGTGTACTTTCCGGCTCCGGCATTACAGGATTTGCACTGCTTATGGGCGTTGCGCTCTTCAAAGCGCAGTTCAGGGTTGGCGCCTACAGTCTTGAAATGGCCGCAGTCCCATTGCCCGCCATGCAGATCAGGCGGGTTGGTCTCGCCGCAGCTGATGCATGGCAAATCAGCATCGCGCGCACGGATGTATGCGTTGAATGCCTGCTGAGCCTGCGCTTTGTAGTAACCGGCAGGCCGAAGCTCAGCCAGCCGCTCCTTGCGACGTTTGCGCCCGGCCTTCTCAGCTTCCTTCTGCTCCTTGATGCGCTTAGCCGCGGCTTTAACCTTCTCCTTTTCAAGCTCTTCCATTGCGAGGATTGCGCCGTGCTCAGGACTGCACCAGCGGATCCGGATGTCGTGGAATTTCGGCTCGAAGTATTCACCGCATACTTTGCATTTACGGCGGGATGGTTTACGCATGGTCATCACCCTGAACCTGCACCAGCGTTAGGTTTCCGCAGAACACAGCGCCGGTATCGATGTACATCTGGTTTTCATACTTCAGGGGCTGGCGGGCTGGGGTGTGTCCGAAAATAAAAAGATCAGCACCGGCTATCGGCGAGACAATGCCGTCCTGAGCGTCGCTAACCCGCTCACGATTCCAGATCACCATTTCTTCTGATACTGGCTTATCGAACGCATATTCGTTATGCGGGTAGTCAGCGTGGCAGATAACGACCTTCCGTTCAGCGGTAGCCAACTCGATGACGAATGGCAGATCAGCCGCTTTGTGAACCAGAGCCTTAGCCAGCACTTCTTTGTCATAGTCGAGATTGAAGAACCAACCGCCACCATTTACCAGCCAGTGATTGACGTTTCCGTACTCTGAAAGGCTGTCCACCATCATCTGCTCATGGTTTCCGCGCACAGCCCGGAACCACGGCATAGTAATCAGCTCCAGGCATTCGACGTTTTCCGCGCCGCGGTCAACAAGGTCACCAACCGAGATCAGCAAATCACGCGCAGGGTTGAACGAAACTTTTTCGAGCTCATTCATCAGCAGCGTGTAGCACCCATGCAGATCGCCGACGACGAAGATATTGCGCCAGTCAGCGCCATTAATGCGTTGATACATGCTCATGCTGATTTTCTCCTCGCTGCGAGTCGCAGCCATTTCTGATCCACCAGGCGGGCGGTGTAGCCTTTCAAGGTCGGGATGTCGGACGGCTTAACCGCGACCTTGCGCTTGCGGCGCGCCGGAACGCGGAAGATTTCATTTGTGATGACGCGGGAAAGTGGAGTAGACATCAGGCCTCCTGCTTATCGCGCAACTGCTGGTATTCGCAGCTCTGCGGGATGGTCAGGTGGCAGCCGATATTCATCGCCCAGGCTTCGACTTTGCACAGGAAAATGTACATCTCGCCGGTTTCCAGCTCTGACGTATGGCGGAGGGATTGGACCGTGGTTACCTCTCCGGACACGACGTCTACCCGGTCCTTGCTTTCGTAGCCGAGATAGGTGTGCTTCATCGCGTCCTTGACCCACTCAGGCGTGGCGAAGGTCTTACCGCGGGCGACGAGGTACTCGCTGATTTCCGTGTACCACATGTGGCTGAGCGCGTTCTGCGACAGGCTGCGCTTCTCGCGCCACGGTTTGACTTGCAGGCGGAAACATTGCCCGGCATCCAGCAATGGCTGAATCTGCTGGCCAATGGCCGCGAAGTTGCCGCGATGGAGTTTGATGCCGTCTACTGGAAGAGTCATACGGCCTCCCTAACGGAAACCGCAGAATGCAGAAAATCGCAGGTGCATTTCTGCATCTGTGACAAGGTGAGGAGTTCAGATTGTGGTCGCATTTAAGTCCCCTTAAATGCGCAGAAGTCACCGGAGTTGTTCAGGCTCCGATGACATGATTATGGCTGGTTGATTATGGAAAATCAATTATTCGAAGGTAAGACCGGACTTGAATTTGTATAGGAAATGCTCGACATTTTCCAGTTTTCGGTCCTTGTCTTTAACTCTTCCTGCGGCCTCATCAGCATAGATCAATGCGGAACTTAATTGCTCATCAACATAGTCATCGAGCAGATGTCTGATTTGAGCGCGATAGGCTTTTGCCAATTCTAAGGAAGACCTGGCCAGGTCTTTTGTGGAGGAGTTTGCGGCATTTAGGATAGCTCGCTGAATATCATTAAATTGCTGCCTTGTAATTTTATTAGTAGGTTCCATCATTTTTTCTCGCTCTGTGCCGACATCTCAATATATCTGGGGTCTGAAGGTTTTGGTAGGCTCACGCTTTGCTCGCGGTAATAGCTCAAACGCTCAAGAAAGTAGTCCCGCAAATGCTCTGGCTGCTCACGCATCACCACCTCAGCGATAACCGGCATATTCAGGCGTTCTTTGTAGGCCACTCCGGAAGCCGCAAGGTCAACGTTAACCTTGTCGCGCTCCTCTTGGCTTTTGGCTGCAATATTGAACTCACTCATGACAGTGACTTTAAGCTGCGCATCACATCAATACGCTTCCTGATTTCTTCATCTGGAATGGTAACGCCATGCTCGGCGATTAAATAAACCTGGCCTTCAGCATATTCAAACTCACGAATTGAAAACTCCTCATCGCAATTGACCGCTTCCACCTTTCCGCCTGCATGATGAGCATCACGATCGCGGACCCAGTCGCCGCGGAGGATTCTTACGGGTGAACTTGCGGACTCAACTTCACGAACAACGCCGTTATATCCGCCACCATAAACCAATACCTTCACCATAATCCTGTCGCCTTTTCTTATTTGACGACAGGATTATACCCTCAAATATTTGGTTAATATGCGCACAAAATGTAAAAGATGAGTAGAACCTTAAACATCCTGCTGAGGTGTTGCTGCGAGCATGGCGCCATAAACGCCAAGTGATGATGGTGATTTTGTTGTCATGTAATATGACCATCCAGCGTCAATCATCTCTTTGGTTGGCTCAACCGGCACCGCCACCCAACCCTCTGGCAACTTGTAAGCCGTCGTTACAGGTTCGGCACCCTGAAAATCGGCGTGCAGCGGCTCGGCTATTCTTGACGAAGAATCCAGTGCTGGCGCGTCTTTGACGGCGTGCAGCGGCTCGGTTTTTTCAGCACCCCGAAGCATGGCGGCGCGGCCTTGCCACCCTTCCCACATGGCTGCCATCATCATGAACCAGACGTTTCCACAGCCAGGCTTTTTGTTATCAAAGAACCAGTCAGCAAACTCTCGGCTCATCCCGTTCTGCTCTGCTATTTCGTAGCGATTATCCATTGCCTTTCTCCTGGCTCAGCATGGCGGCGCGGCAGGCGTTCCAGCCATCAGCGTACGAAACCTCGCAGCAAACACCTCCTTGGTCATCCATCGCATCAGGCACAGATACCGGCGCTGCTGGGGCGACACTCAGCAGCACGTAACCCGGCATCCACTGACCAAGATCAGCAACGTGCGTAACGGTGACGCTGATGAAATCACCCGTGAAGGCTTCTTCATTCGGATCCCACTCACAAAGGTCGAGAATGTCGCCTTCCTGATACTCACGGTCATTCCAACGCAGTTCTGCGCGCTTAAGTCCGTCCCGGGCCGCTGCGAAGTATTCAGGCCAAATCTTGAGGTTGTGCGTCACAGGTTCTCTGGTAATAGTGCTCATGGCTACTTAACCTCAATCTCAACGTTTCGCAACTTAAGCGCTGCCGGCAGGTCTGATTTGCCAGTTAACGCCAGAGCAAGGTTTTCTGGAGTCATCAGAGCGGTGATTGTTTTCCCCATCGCCAGACGAATGATTAGCCTGATTTCTTTATCATCAGCAGCACCAGGCCGAACTATTGATATCTGCGCTTGCATGTTCACTCTCCTTTCCCGGCTGCGGCGGGTGCGTCGATGCCAGCAGCAGACAAAGCGATTCGGAACGCTTCCTTCAAATCTGCAATCTGCTTGTCTTTGGCTTCCAGCTCATCCAGCAGCGCCAGATAATCAGAGTGTTTTACGTACCCACCGTCAGCCCACTCCATCATGTCGACACCGAAGTTTGCATAGCGCTGCACTTGGCTGTCCTGTTTGTCGATGTTGCTCATGACTGCACTCCTTTGCGAAGCGCCTGCGCCAACCATTCAAGAGCCCTTACCTGCTCGCCAGTGTCTTCTTTGCTGCCGAATATTTTATTGAGATGCTCGATAGCTGCATCCACACCCTGCGCCCGCACTTCAGCCAGGAAAGCGTCCGTGGCCGGTGTATGCTGCATCTTAAGAATTTCAAAGGCCTCCACCATCGCCAGCTCAGGCATACCATCATCCATGAGCTTTTCGGCCTTCTCTATCGCCTCAAACATCGAAGCGCTATGCGGATTAGGACTCCACTCCTTCAGCCCCACATTCTCCGCAGCCAGCGCCGCGCATTTTGCTTCCAGCTCTTCGTATGTTGGTTTCATGCTGATGCTCTCCCGTACTTGTCTGATAACTCGCCCATTTGCCTGTGGATTTCCGCAAGGTCACACCCTGCGCACCCCAGAGCTTCGGCTATGAGTTCTTCCTGTTCTTTGGATGGCCCGGTTTGCAGAATTTGATTAAGCTTCCTGTGCGATACGCCGCAGTGCTTGGCGATGCTGATGAGCGTTACACAGTTATCCTTCGCCATGGTCCTAACCATCCAGCGATAATCACTCCATTCGCTCATACCCCTGCCCTCCCCCAAACCATCAATACTCGCTTCATAGCCGCGCTGTTGCGGCACTCCTGAAATATTCCGTTGGTGCAGCTGCGCGCGGTGCCATCCTGTTCTTCTGGCGTCGCCAGGCGATAAGTCACCGTTCGCCAGACCTTGTTCACCCGGACAATCTTGCGGGCCCGCTCCAGGTCGATAGCGTTCTTCGTGATGCAGTTGATTGTCATACCGCATTCTGTGGCCACATCCTTCGCGGTGAAGGTCCGGTGCGTTTCGAGATAACGCAGAATTGCCTGTTTGCCTTTCATCTCACACCATCCCGTTCGACTTGTTGCGGTTGTACTTGGCCTGAAGCAGTTGGATCGGCGTAGGCCCATGCCCGGCGGCAGGTGCGGCAATTGCCCGGCGTACCGGCGGTACTGGCTTACCCTCGGTGACGCGCTTCTCCCACATATCCAGCAGATCGCCCGCTTCACGAGCCAGCTCGCCATGAGTCAACTGGCGCTCTGTACTGCGGTGGCGCAGTTCAACGCAGATGTGGTACATGACCGGCTGTGACCAAGGGAATTGCTCACTGGATGTGAATTCGAACGACCGGTTACGCCAGTCCCAGTATTCGGCGGTCACCTGGTCAACGGTGATGCCCAGCGCCCCGCCGCTCTGCTTGCACCAGGCGACGAACTGACCCGGCGACGGCAGGAATGGACGCTCCTGGCGGCGAGCTACACGCATTCCGGCATCGACCTGAGCCATTGAGTGGATCCCGTTCTCCTGAAATGCCAGCAGCCACTGACGGCGAAATTCGTTCAGGTCGTCCTGGGTGCGGAAGTTCGCCATGCTTGCCGGGAACGCGGCGCGCAGCTCGTTGAACAGCTTGTTGAATACCTGCGCAACCTGCTCGACTGGCGCACGCTCCTGGTACTGCTCTGGCAGGTTATGTGCCATACGGCTCATCTGCTCGCGGTCGTGGTTAAGCATCTGCTCTGCTAGAGATTTCATCGAATCACCCCGTAGACCCAGTCAGTGTTGTTGAAGTCCAGATCCGGCTTAGCGGCTGGTTTGACAGCGAACTTCGGCTTAAAAAGTCCCTGGTAACCGTTCGCAATACTGGTGTTGATCACGTCGACCGGATTGTGTCCGCCTTCCAGGCACTCTTTCAGCAGCTTGAATGCCTTCGTGACGGTCAGCTCAGTTTTGATAGGCTTGCCAGACTGTTTGCGGTAAGCAACCCATTCCTGCCAGGCGGTTTGGTTTAGCCAGTCAGGAACGTCAACACCGAGCGGATCAAACTTGCCATTCCCCCTTGGGGGATTAGAGGGGGTATTAGGTTTTATATTTGTCTTTGGAAGAATGTCTTTGGTGTTCCCTGTTTTCAGGGATACCTCTCCCTGTTTTTGGGGATGGTTATCCCCGTTTTCAGGGATGGTTTTTGAGGTGATTTTGCTATCCCCTATTTCAGGGATGGTAATAACCTGCGTTACAACTTCAGCGACCGGGAAACTGACCGGGCACTTTGCACATTTTGGCTTTGTGTAAGCCCAGCTATCCAGAAGCGTGTTGATCCCAATGTAACGTGTCTGCCCGATTCTGCGCATCTTGATGATGTTGCGATAAGCCAAGCTGAGCACAGCTTCAGAAACGTGCTTAACGGCCAGTCTGGTTTTATCTGCGATGAGGCTGTTGGTGATCCTGTCCTCTTTCTTGGACCAGCCATACGTCAGGCGAACAATAGCATTCAGTACGCGGAACTCACGCCCCGAAAGCTCTACGTAACACAAGGCATCCTGAATCTGGTTAGCAAGGCGAAGATAGCCATTTTCCAGATCGGCCATGCGATTCTCCTGCTGCGCCGGTTGTTGCGCAGGAAATTTGATTACTTTGGCGGTGTTTGACATACTTACTCCTGCAAAGAGTCCAAACGATTTGCACCTGAAAGTCGGTTCTGTTCGCGCAGACCGGCTTTCGCCATTTCAGTAGTTCTCACATAACCCCCAGCATCGACGTAACCATCGTCATCAGCGGCCCTACCTGCTCCGGCATGAGGCGGAACAGCGACGCTATACCCTCGCTAACCTCTTTCAGCTTCTGATGCTCTGGAGCGTCCAGCAGAACGGCCTGCTTAGCCTCTGCACACTCTTTCATCGCAGAGGCGATCAGCGACATCGTGTCGTTCTGCGGCGCCAGGCGGTTGCGAAATTCCAGTGGAAGAACCGCCATGATTGCGGGCGTCAGCTGGCGCACGTTCTCGCGGTACTGTTCTGAGTCGAAACGGTTGTCCAGAAAGCGGAACAGCTTCTGACGCGCCCGGCTGATGTCCTCCGGGAAGCTGATGGCGGTCCCGCCCTGCTCCCGGTATTCGTTGATGATCAACGCCGAAACGACATCCTGATTGTCCAGAGCCGACGACCATGCCCGGACCGCATCGCGGATCTTTTCGTGGTCTGGCGCCGCTTTAGCTTGAGCGCGGTTTATCATCGCTCCCGGGTGTATTCCGGTATTGTGTTGATACGCAAGTGAATGCATTGCTTTCCCTTTCGTGGTTAAGGCCGCCGTTAAGCGGCGTTGCTGTTGATTGGTGGAAAAACGTCATCGACGCTAACTGAAGCGCCATGCTTATTCAGAGCCGCAACAATCGCCCGGCACTGCTCCAGGCTTAAGCTGCGTTTATTTTTTTCGTAATGGCATACCGCGCCTGTCGTCAGGTTCAGCTCTTCCGCCATCTGGCGCTGAGTCAAGCCGATGTTTCTGCGGATTTTTCGGATGTTGTTCATGTCGGGTCTCCTTTAAACAACTTAAATATACGTTTTGTATTCTTTGTTCGCAAGTAAAATATACGAATTGTGGCTCGCGCAAATATATACAACTTGTATCATTCGGGTATGACTATGAAATGGTACGACTTAGCTAAGACCCTGATGAAAAGTCAGGGCATCAATCAGGAACAGCTGGCGGAGCACCTCGGCATTACTAAAGGTGCGGTAAGTCATTGGCTGAACGCTCGTCGTGAGCCAAGCCTTTCCGAGATCGCAAAAATATTGCAGTTCCTTGGCAAAAAGAACTTTTCCGTAGGAGCAGGAGGCTTGATCATTGATGACACACTTAAGGGTGATGTTGAGTATGTTGGTCCCTATAGCCCGGGAAATAAGTACCCAGTAATCAGCAGCGTTCAGGCTGGTTCATGGTGTGAAGCGGTTGAGCCTTATACCCTGAAAGATATAGATCTCTGGCTTGAGTCAAATGCTCACATCCAGGGAGACGCGTTCTGGTTGCTCGTTGAGGGAGAGTCAATGACTGCCCCTACTGGATTGAGTATTCCTGAAGGAACCTATGTACTTTTCGACACCGGAAGAGACGCAGTCAATGGTAGCCTGGTAATTGCCAAGCTATCTGAATCGAACGAAGCAACTTTCAAAAAGCTAGTCATCGATGGTGGACAAAGGTATCTGAAGGGCCTAAATCCGCAATGGCCACTGGTACCTATTAACGGGAACTGCAGGATTATTGGCGTAGCTGTGGAAACAAAGCTAAGACTTATTTAAACGCAAACAGTAAGGATGCTTATGAAAAATTCTTTTTTGTTATCGCTATTGCTTTGCTCGACATCTCTTTATGCTCAGGACCAGGCTTTGGTTGCTAACGCTAAAACTGCCGTTATTGATAACCTGAAGTCCCGTGATGCTACAAACAAGTGCACAGATTTTATGAGGGTAGCTGCAGCTGATGAGTCTAAGAAACCCTTAGCCATAGCCACTTGTGATAACACCTTTGCAGTTGCAAACGGCCTCACCTTTAGTGACGTAAAGGTTGTTGAATCAGAAAGTGGAAAAGCTGTCTGCGGTGTAGTTTCTGGGAAAACACACCTCAGCAAAATTGGCGCAAGGTTCGTATACATTGAAAAAAACAAAGCTGTGACAATCAAGCCTTCTAAGCAGCCGGCAATGACAAGATCTGCGGCTGGTGATTTTGGGCGAAACCAGGTAAAAATTGAAAATAAACAGTACGATCTAGTATCTACCGCCTATTGCCAGTCACCAACAAACTAAACACCCCGCCATTCAGCCACCACCTTCTGGCGGTGGCGCAGTACCGCCTTTCACTTCCCATTTCCGGCCCCAACTTAACCTCCACTTCATAGATACGTAAGTGCAGGATGCATCCTCTCTCCTTCGTTTTTGGTTCCTAGCACCAAAGCACAAAAATAAATCACCTTAGAATACAATTTGTTATCACAAATCCACCCCATAAATATACATTTCGTATTGCATGACAAGAATACGTTTTGTATATTCAACCCATCGAAACGAAACATCGACAGCTGAGCGAAGTGAGCCAGCGGCGGACAGCAAGTCGCCTGCTTTTTAACAACATGCAAAGTCGGAACAGCACTCGGTAATCCTGTTTAGACCCCAACGCAAATGTGCGGCGTAGCACCGGGCGCGATCCGGTCGGTGTGAGGCTACCCCCTCGCGAGAGCGATAAAGGCGTGGGAACGGGAAACACTGGCGGGATGAGAGGTGCGAAGCGCAAACAGATTTATTCCAGCCCATTCGAAGTTGAGTGGGCTGGGCTGAATTAAGCATTTCTCCCGCATCAGCGGGTAACGACAGAGGGTAAGGCGATGAAAAGTGCATATCCAATGAAAAAGATTGGTCAGGTTTACGAATGCCCACTCGATGGCACTCTTCTTGAGGTCACTTATGCATGGAAAGATGGCAGCTCAATGATGAGGCACTTAAATGGAAGTCGATCTGGGATGGAAGACTGCATTAACGGTCAAAGCATATTCATTTTGGTGAAAGATGTCGAATAGGTCGCTTAGGCGGCCTTTTTTATGGGTGCATACAGAGGGTTAGTGTATGGATGAATACTTCGTGCATGGCGCGATTGAGCGCGATGGTGAAGTTGAGCGAGTTAGTGATGAAGAAGCGAAGTTCTGGACGGTTTACAAGCGCATTGGCGAGTTGAGCTATGCGGTGTTCGACTGCTGCACAAGAACTGATGCAGAGGCGGCGTCGAATCTCCTCAACAAGTTGAAAGCAGCATCTGAATGACCCGCCACGGCGGGTTTTTTCATACCTCAGTCGCTTCACCGAGGCGGCTTAGTTATGACAACCGGCGGCCATCCACCGCCAGAGATTAAGCGCAGAAGTCTTGTATTAACCGTTCCGTTCGCCGCGATAAGGCCAAGAGGAAATCATGGTAAACCAGCAGCAGATTAGAGAGGCCCAACGACTCGCTTCGTTCGCGGTGCTCCATCGCAATGCTCCGGCGTGGGAAGAAGCAAAGCGCCTTTACGCCGTCGCCATCGGGAGGACTCTTCACTGATGGAAACTTTATTCGCGCTCGTTCTGACCGTGGCAATGACCAACGGTGATTACCAGGACGTCATTCTCGGCGTTTACGATAGCCCGCAGGAATGCAGCCAGGCAGCAACAGAGCAGAAAGTAACAGCAGAATGCTGGCCGGTAGAAAGCATCCTCCGCAACGGCGAGTTCCCGGCGAAATCCATCGCGCAGCACTAACCACCCTATTCATCCGATCGGCCTGGCTTTCTGCGGGCGGGATCTGCACATGCAAATTTCAGGAGTTCAGCCATGAACGCATACCTCACTAATGACCGCATCGAAGATCGGCGCTGGGTTGAGCAGCAGCTCACCGACGAGAAAGAGAAGTGGATCGACGACCGGGCGCAGCAAATCATCGACATGATGCCAAAAGAGCCGTCTGGCCTCTTCCACTTCACGGTACCGATTGACTCCAGTCCATACGAAGGACTTCGCAGCGATAAAGCTGGTGAGGCCTACAACGATTTCATTTCGGCCGTTGCTTACGCCCAGGCGGAATACGACTGGGAGCACCGTACCGGCTGCCCGTTTTAATTTTTGAGGGGATTAACGATGGCAAACGAATTAACAATCACAGCGACGTCACTTCAGGAGATAGGTGTCGATGTCTCCACCTGGAGCGCGCTGAAGAATAGCATCTACCCTGGCGCCAAAGACGAATCGGTAATGATGGCGCTTGATTACTGCCGCGCCCGCCAGCTGGATCCGTTGCTCAAACCTGTCCACCTCGTTCCGATGTACGTCAAAGACTCGAAAACAGGTAAAGGTGATTGGCGCGACGTGGTCATGCCGGGCATCGGGCTTTACCGCATTCAGGCGGACCGCTCAGGTGATTATGCCGGTGCCCGCGAACCAGAGTTCGGTCCTGACGTTACTCAGACACTTACTGGTGTCGAAGTGACTTTCCCTCAGTGGTGCAAATACACCGTTTATAAGCGCATGCCCAGCGGCGAGATCGTCGAGTTCAGCGCCAAAGAATACTGGATTGAAAACTACGCCACCGGCGGCCGCGACACCACGGCGCCGAATGCGATGTGGAAAAAACGCCCGTATGGACAGCTGGCGAAATGCGCAGAAGCCCAAGCGTTGCGCAAGGCATGGCCTGAGATTGGGCAGCAGCCTACCGCCGAAGAAATGGAAGGCAAATCTCTGGATGTCGATATGCGTGACGTCACGCCGCGAAGTACCACAGAAGCACTTCCACCAGCAGCAAGCGAAGAAACGCTTCAAGCGATCACCGATCTCTTAACAACTCTGGATAAAGACTGGGAGAAAGACTTCCTACCACTGTGCAGCGACATCTTCAAACGGCAAATTCTTGAGGCGTCAGAACTCACTGAAGAAGAGGCACAGAAAGGGTTTGGCTTCCTTCAGAAAAGGGCTAAGGCGGCAGCATGACACCAGAAATTATCCTGGCCCGGACCGGTATTGACGTTACCACTATCCAACAGGGTGATGAGGCGTGGCACCGGCTGCGCCTCGGCGTTATCACCGCCTCTGAAGTGCACAACGTCATATCCAAGCCACGATCGGGAAAGAAGTGGACAGACATGAAAATGTCCTACTTCCACACGCTGCTCGCCGAGGTATGCACCGGCGTCGCGCCAGAGGTTAACGCCAAGGCGCTGGCCTGGGGCAAGCAGTACGAGGAAGACGCCCGCACCCTCTTCGAGTTCACCACGGACGTGAAAGTCACGGAGTCTCCGATCCTGTTCCGTGACGAGAGCATGCGCACCGCGTGCTCCCCTGACGGCCTGTGCAGTAATGGGTTCGGCCTTGAGCTTAAATGCCCTTTCACCTCCCGCGACTTCATGAAATTCCGCCTTGGCGGTTTCGAAGCCATCAAGTCTGCGTACATGGCCCAGGTACAGTACAGCATGTGGGTGACCGGGAAAGACGCCTGGTTCTTTGCCAACTACGACCCGCGCATGAAACGCGAAGGAATTCACCACGTCGTCGTTGAGCGGGATCCGCAATACATGTCCGATTTCAACGAAATGGTGCCGGAGTTCATCGAGAAGATGGACGAGGCCCTGGCGGAGATCGGCTTCACGTTCGGGGAGCAGTGGAAATGAAACGCACACCCTTTTACCGCAGGCCCGGGCGAACCGGGCAATTTTCTGGCCTCCGTGAACGCGTTATCTGGATGATTCAGACGCGCGGCCGCCCGGTAACCGGCAGCGAAATCGCAGAGAAGTTTGGCGTAACGCTCATCGAGTTTAACCGGGTCGCCAATGGCATTACCCGCGGCTCCGGACAGATAGCGCAGATCGTTGAGTCGAAAAAGTGGATCAACGAGGACGGCATCTGCGACCGGGCATTCGACCTGGTCACGAAGCCAAAAGTCGTAACACCGCAGGGTAAATCGCGCCTGTTCACCCGGCGCGCCATTGAGCAATCACAGGAAGGTAGACGGCAGGAGTGCATTGAACGTGCCGCCCGCCGTCGCCGCCTGATTGCTCAGGGCCTCTACATCGACGAAATGGAGTCAGTGCTATGAAAGCGTGGTCACTCGAAGAGCTGGCGCTGCTGTGGCGACACTCAAACTCTGAAGTCGCAGAGATTACCGGCCGTAGCATTGAAGAGGTCGGAGACAAGCGGCTGCAAACCAATATTGAGCGTAATGGCTGGGATGTTAACGATCCGGAGCGGGAGGGTGCATGAGCAAAGTAGGCGATTATTTCTTCGAGTTCCCGGCGTCGCGCGGAATGCAGGGTGGCACGGCGACTTACATGATAACGGCACCGGCCCGCGCGCTGACGCGCATACTTGCCTCCGACAATCACGGCAGCACGCTCGAGCGTTCTCAACGCGAAATTAACCAGGCGCGAGTGAAGAAGTTTTACCAGTACCTCGTCAATGCATACCAAAACAAAGAGCCCTTCATCATCCCGCCGCTGGTCGGCAACTGCGACGCGGATATTGAGTTTGAAGAGTTCGGTAATACGAATGTTGGCGTCGCACGCTTCCCGATGGATGCGGTAATTAAGCTGTTCGACGGCCAGCACCGCGCCGCCGGATTGGCGGAGTTCTGCCGGACATACGGAGAGCCGATCAGCATCCCATTAATGCTGACCCATAACCTCCCGCTGAAGGCACGCCAGCAGTTCTTCTCCGATATCAATAACAACGTCTCTAAACCTTCCGCTGCGATCAACATGGCCTATGACGGGCGTAATGAAGTTGCACAGGGGATGGTGACGTTCCTGTCTCAGAACGACACCTTCGCAGAGGTGACAGACTTCGAGCACAACGTCGTTCCGGCGAAAAGTAAGTTGTGGGTGAGCTTCAAGGCGCTTAGCGACGCGACGGCCAAGTTTGCCAACGCGGGCAGTAAGCCGCTGGAAATGGGTGACATCGAATCCATCTGGGAGGCCTGGTTGGCCATGACGCAGATCGAAGCGATTCGCCACGGTACCAGTCAGGCAGACTATAAGCGCGACTACATTCAGTTCCACGCGGTGATGATCAACGCTTTCGGCTACGCCGTTCAGCGGCTGATGGCTGACCACTCAATAGTCGATATCGTCCAGATGATTGAGGGTCTGGCAAGCAATGCGGGCTCCTCTGAGATGGAAGACTTCTTCCTGATTTCCCGATGGGGTGGTGTCTGCGTGAATGCCGAAAAAGACCGGCCAACGATCATTGCCTCCGTTCCGGCGCAGAAATCTGCTGCAGACCGTCTCGTCAAAGTTATCCTGGCGAAAAGCCTTGAGGAGTAGTTATGACAATGCAGATGCACTCAATGCCCTGGCCTGAATCTCAGGCCGTCTTTTTGTCAAAAACTTATCTGTACATGGATATGGATGAACTGTGTGAAACCTTACAGCGCACCAAAGCATCTATCCAGATGAAAGCCAGCAGCATGGGTCTTTACCGCTGCGGGAAATTAACCATCGACGATCTGCAGCTGATTGAAGCCCTGCTTGATGCCGGTCTTGAGCATGCGGTTATCGCCAGAAAGTTCGAACTCACCGAGCCTCAGCTAATGAGGGTGCTGGAAACGGGAGCCTTTCATTGCGATATCTGCTCCACGTTCTCCGCGTCTATGCGTTCCTCTTACTGGAAATTCGACGGAGAGCCGCAAAGGATTTACAGCTGCTGTCCGGCGTGTTGCCGGGCGATGGTTGAAAGCTTTAACGCAGGATACGACGGGCCGTTGCTGGCACGCAGAAGGGAGGCGGCATGACTGATTACACCGGCAGCAACACGCCAGCGGATCAGCGCGACCTCTGGCGCACTCCGCCAGCTCTCTTCGCTTCCCTTGATGCTGAATTCTGCTTCCAGTTGGATGCCGCCGCGGCGCCGCATAACGCGCTGTGCAGAAAGTTCATCACATCCGAGGAGAACACTCTGGAAACGCCCTGGGCTGATTACCTGAGTATTCCCGGCTACGTCTGGCTGAACCCACCTTACAGCGACATTACACCTTTCGTTAAGAAGGCCGCAGCCGAGAGCGCAAATCAGATCGGCACGGTCATGCTGGTACCGGCAGACACTTCGGTTGGCTGGTTCAAAGAGGCTATCCAGACCGCCAGCGAGGTGCGCTTCATCACAGCCGGGCGGCTGGCATTTATCAACCCGGTCACCGGTAAGCCGGTAAGCGGCAACAACAAAGGGTCGATGCTCATAATCTGGCGACCGTACCCGCGTACACACTGCCATTTCGCAACTGTGGACCGGGACGAGCTGATGGCTTTCGGGGCGAAACTTCTCGCCCGCCGGGAGGCCGCATGACGCCAGAAACAGACAACGCCATCCGCGCCGCCTGCCGCCGCTGCACCGAAGAAATTCAGCAGACCATGCGCAAGAAGCCAAAGCCTAACTGGAACGAAACGGTGCCTCCCATCATCAACAAGCATCACAAGAAAATTGAAGCTCTGGGAGTTAGCCTCCTTGAGTTCGTCGTTAAAACTGGCCGCCTTAACGGGCGGTTTGGAGCCGAACAATGACAACAGAATTTAAAGCCCTACCCGTCGAGCGCGACCAATACGGCTACTGGACCCACCCGCTTTACAATGAATTTTGCGATGGACGCGAATCCATATCGCCCATTGAGTTCAACGCATGGCTGGAGAAGAACGGTCTTGAGTGGATAGTGGAGTACCGCGATGAGGATGACGTCGATCCAGATGTTGACGGCTATGACATTTCATCGTGGCAGCCCCAAACTCCCGCCGGTGGTGGTTGGTTTGTCGGTTCAATTCACGACACGGAAGATGGCGCGGTATGCATCTGGCTGCGGCACGCTGGCGGTGCGGAATGAACAGAGCCTCACCTGTTGATTTGAGGAAAAGCCTCGAAATTGCCAATCACCTGGCGCAAATCGGGATTCGCTTTGTGCCAATCCCGGTGGCGACCGAAGAAGAATTCCAGACGCTGGCCGCCGAGTTATCGCGACGGCTTGAGCAGATGGCGGTCGAAGCCGAGAAGAATGAAGGCGGTGCAGCATGAAGGCACTAATCACCAGGTCGCTGAAGCGGCCTTTTTTATTGCTGGCGTTTACCTTCGCCCGAATTAACCGACAGTTCCGGGAGCATTGACCATGGCCGACATCATCGACACAGCAGCAGAGATTGAAGAGCTTCAGCGTAACGCTGCCCTTTCCGCTCACCGGCTGAACCGCAACGCCGTATCAGCTGAGCGTTGTGAAGAATGCGACGAACAAATTCCCGAGCCGCGGCGCGCTGCCGTTCCTGGCTGCCAGACTTGCGCGGAGTGCCAGGAAAGAAAAGAACATGCGCTTAAGCATATTCGATAATCAAGTTATGATGAGTACAGTTTTAATGATTTAAGGATATGAAATGACCGCCATTCCTGTGCAAACAACGCTGGATTTAACGGATGTTCTATCAAAATTTGTTGTTCCATTACTTGTAGCTGCGCTAGCAGCATATTTCTCTACCAAGTTTGCTTTGAATAAGTTTTACAAAGAGAAGTGGTGGGAAAAACGATTGGAAGCGTTCACAGAAATCATCAATATTGCGTATCGGATTAAGATGAGCAATGACTACTTCCTCCGTTGCGAATATGCGCGAATGGAACCTGGTGAGTCTCGGTTCAAACCACATCCGAAAGAGATCGAAGAGAAGTTAAGAACTGAGTATTGGCTTGATCTTCAGGAGCTTGAAAGAATAGCGCAGTTAGCTGATTTCACATTAACTACCAAAGTCAAAAGCTTGCTCGATGTCTATGTTAATGCCAGAAAGAAAATGATGGATGATTGGTATGAGGATGCTATTGAAAGCTATGAAGCGTCAGAAAAGGACCTCAAACTCTCTGAAAAACTGCTCAGTGATTTAGTCGCAGAAGCTAAGCGAGAATTAAAAATTAACTAAGCACCCAATTAAAATCTCTCATCATTCAACCCGCCTCGGCGGGTTTATTTTTGCCTGATTTCGATTAATCAACACGTCAACGCGGCCTCGCTTATAATGCCAGGCGGCTAAGGAGTTCTCATGGCTAAGCTTCTCAACTTGCAGGAATGGGCTGCTGAGGTCTACACGACTCCACCCTCCCTTTCTACTCTGCGTCGATGGACGCGGGAGGGGCGAATTTATCCCGCGCCAGAGCTGCACGGAAAGGAATATAAGGTTCAGCCTGACGCTATCTACGTGGATCCGCGTAAGAAGAATCTGCGCGCTAAACCGAAACATACCAAATTGCCGTCCGGCGGCACTTTACTGGAGAGACTGACTCATGGCGAAAAGGCCAGTACGTTACGACGCTAACCTGCCACGTAACCTGACCTATCGTAAAAGAGACAGACTTTACAGCTGGCGCAATCCGGTGACCGGGCAGGAGATCTCTCTTGGCCGGATTGATCGCAAGGACGCTGTTGCCCAGGCCATTGAGGCCAATAACTACATCGATCAGAATTACCTTCCCTCTTCTCTCCTGGATCGCATAAAAGACGTGCCCACTTTCACAGTGGCCGCATGGCTGGAGCGTTACGAGGTGATTCTCGAGCGGCGCGAGCTGAAACCAAACACGATGAAGGTCAGGCGAAACCAGATCGCCACTATTAAGGAAGAGTTCGGCAATATTCCCCTCGCTTCTGTTACGACAAAGGACATCGCCTCATTTCTTGAATCGTACATTCTCTGCGATAAAAAGAGCATGGCTTCCGGGCTGCGTTCTGTCTTAATGGACATCTTCAGGGAGGCGATCGTAGAAGGACATGTCGACAGGAACCCGGCCGAGCCGACGCGAACGCCGACACCGAAAGTTAAGCGAGAGCGCCTGTTGCTCGAACATTTCAACGTCATTCGCCAGGCCGCGTTAACTCATTCTGACTGGGCACCAAATGCATGCGATCTGGCACTGGTCACCGGCCAGCGGCGTGAGGATATTTCGCTGTTCAGATTCAGTGACGTTAAAGACGGGAGGCTTTTCGTTACTCAGGAGAAAACAGGTCACAAACTGGCGCTCCCCCTTGATTTGAGGCTGGACGTCGCCGGGCTTGTGTTGCAGGATGTCATTGAGCGATGCCGGGTAAATAACCCCTCCGACTTTATGCTTTACTCGCCGGTTCGCCGTGGTGGGAGAAAGCCGGGGCCACTAACTCCTGACGGGCTCACCCAGGCCTTCGCAGAGATAAGGGATTCGACCGGGTTAAAATTCGGACCTAACCCACCGCCTTTCCATGAGATCAGAAGTCTGGCGAGCAGGCTCTATGAAAAGGAACGCGGAGAGGAATTTGCTCAACGTTTGCTCGGCCACAAAAATTTAACAATGACCAAAAAATACCTGGACGCACGCGGTGCAGAGTATGTTATGGTTTAGACAGGATATGGAATATTCGAGTAATTTTCGGGGGATTTCGTGTTGAGACCGAAAAAACCCTTATGAAACAAATAGATAAAAAGAGACCGAATACGATTCCTGTTTCTGCCAGCCCTTATCTGTTTTTGTTAAATATCAAGTAGTTAAGAACGAAAGCGAGCAAAAACCGACCTGAAATAGCTGTAAATACGTGCACTAAATTTCAAATACTTATCACTTTTTTCGTGTGCATTCGTGGTTTTATCGTGGATGCGCACGCAAAATCCTTGTGTTATCAGCTCATTAAATGTGCATTATGATGCATCCATTCTTTCAAAAATGTTTGGCAAATCTTCTAGTGCAACCTTTGCTCATTGACCAGCGTACCCTGAAGCGTGTCATAACTTTCCTCTTCAAGTAAAAGTTAGTTATGATTGCATCAAACTTTTACCTTTGTTGGAGAACATAGTGATTTATCATTATACGGATCTTAATGCTGTTAAATCTATTATAGAAAATTCTAAACTTTGGTTAACCGATTACAAATTTTTAAATGACAAAGAAGAATTGAGGGCAGGTTATAGGATCTTGATTGATGCACTTAATGCTTACGATGACTATCCTGAAGATTGCTCACAAGAATTTATTGACCGGTTAAAAGTTGCTATAGCGTACGTTACTACACAGGATTTATTCTCTCCTAATGAGAATAAAATTTTCGTTTCGTCATTTAGCTTAGACCCTGATTCTCTTAGTCAGTGGCGCAGCTATGGAATGTTCTCAGTAGAATTTGACGAATCAGCTTTTGCTGAATTACAAGCTAAAAAAGAAATTTACCTTCTTGATTGCAAATACATACTTGATGAAGGCGATGCGCTAGATGACGCCAATGATATAATCAAAGATTCATTAATCCCTCACATGCTTAAGGTATATGAGTCAGAACCTCACTGGTTAGAAGTTGAGCTATCTTATATGGTTGATATTTATGCACTAACCTTTAAACACGCTGCATTTTACGAAGAACAAGAGAAAAGACTGGTAATTAGCTGCGGACCTGATGATGACGATATTAAGTTTAGAGCAAAAGGAGATGTTTTAATTCCATATTTGGAGTTTGAATTCCCCCACTCTTCGATTGAGAGCGTTATGATAGGTCCAATAGATAATCAACTTCTTTCTGAAGACTCTTTGGTTTTATTTACCAGCCTAATAAGCAAAAGAATTGCTAAAAAAGAAAAGAAACCTGAATTTTATATTAGTGTAGAAAGATCCGATCTTCCATACAGAAATTTATAAACAGCGAATCATTAGGGCGCGCAATTAATTGCGCGCATTCGATTACATCACTGGGTTATCGTCAAACTCCATTGTTCGCATGTCATTCACCGCGTGCAAAATCACGCCGAAAATCCCGTCATCATCATCTGTGTTTATCCTGTCCTTACGACCATCACCGCCCAGGCTTTCCAGATGCCTATATGGATGAGTCCTGAATCGCCGTATATGAAACTCCCCCGCCAGCTTGCAGACAACCACCGAACCGTCGCAAGGTGTAGCCGAGCAATCCACGATTAGAAGCGCTCCCTGGGTTATACCTGCACGCCAGTACGTGTTTGCCGCCTTCATGAAATATGTGGCGCTCGGGTGAGAAATGAATAACTTATCCAGCGAGATCCGTTCTTCAATGTAGTCAGTAGCTGGTGAAGGAAAACCCATCTCAAAGCCCCCCGTTGGGATTGAACAGCATGAAGGTACGCGCTTCCCCTTCATCGGAAGAGATATCCTTGAAGGTCGTCACGTAACACTCTATCCAGTTGTTAGCCTGCTTCAGCGACCAGTTCCAGTTGACCTCCTCAAGCTGTTTTACAAAATCCTCTGTGGTGACGGTGCGCCGTCCAGTTTGCTCAATTTTGACAGCGGCGCGGAAAGCGCCCTCTATTTCGTATTGCCTCGGCATGCTATGCCCTCCCGAAACACTGTTTATACATACAGTATATTTATATCGAGAATCCTTTCAAGATTGATCGTCAGGAGCGATCAATAACCAGCAATCGATCGGTAATAACCATTATCTTTGAGTGGGTTTTAAAGCTATGGTTTTTCTCTTTTTTCCCGACAGGATGTTGACGATGCCGCTATGGATGCTCACCATAATTTTATTTTTTTTTATGCTGACCATGTTAGCCCCCTTACCAATATTGGGTAGAAAGTGTCTGTACTGCGGCAAACGCCATCCATTGCTTAAGTGGTTGTGCTCACTTGAAAAGGACTACTGTGATGATTGTCTGGACAAGTTGAACCATGAAATTCGCCATAAATGCTTTAAGCGCTAACCTTTCTCCACTTCGTCACCAGTAGTTGACTCCTGGTTGGATGTTTCGGCATCCATCATTTCAGCAATTTCTTTCTGCCGTTGGTTCCAGATACTATCCTGCGGCATTTCAACACGTACGCTAACAAACTGATCCGATGGAATGTCTACCGGGTCACCGTTCGCTACCGTCTCGATAAAATCACCTGCATCATTTTTATAGCCGATGCTGTTACGGGCGAACTCCGGGGAGTCCGGATGTGTCCGATGGTAGGTTTTGACGAGTACGGACCCATCCGGGTTAACGTCATAATCAAGCCAGATAAGCGGTTGTTTGTTGCGGTCTGTGGGGATATCAAAACCGCCGTCCCACCCTCCCCAGGCCGCGTCTGAATTTAGCGCCTCACACCCTTCAATAAGGTATTGCCCCACGTCCAGGCGAGTGACGGTTGCTCCCTCTGATTCGTCGTTAGTTTCAAACGAGCCATCAGCAAATAGTTTTACTATTGGTGAGGCGGCTTTTAAAGTGCCATCGCTGGCTCTGGTAGTGTTAATAGTACTATAAAATTCAGCCCACCTTGTCCAAGGACCACTCCCTGTATAAGTGCCATTTAAAGCACGAAGAAACAACCGATTAGCATATGTTACATACATTTGCTGACATCCATAAGCGGAAGGTGTCACATAAAGTGAACCGGCTTGCTGTATAGGATAGTTATTCGTCAACAATGCGTTAGCATTTAATTTCTGAGCATAAACAGCCGCACTACTTTCATATCCTAGCGTATTAAGGTCAACCAGTAAGCTATTTATATTTAGAGCCAACGCACTTACATCAGCGGCCGTTGGTTTATTTTTATCCGTATAAAAATATTGATAATCAAGCTTGCTGCCATCATCCCAACGAAGCGCAATTCTTCCAGCATTACTTGCGGGGATTATCAAGTGCCGGGAATTTCTTACTCCACCGCCATCTTGCATCAACGTAATTGTATAAGCATATGGCCCCCCTGTTACAGCGTGAGTCCAAAAACCAGAGACTAACCCTGTAGGGATGCTGTCATAACTATTAGATGAAACTGCCGGAGTTCGTGGAGCAGTCCCTCCCAAGCCAAAATCACCAGTCTGGAGAGTTGTATCTAATATTGAAATCCATGATGGGCCAGTGTAAGTAGAACCATCAGGACGGGTTATCGTTACATTGCCGTTTTCAGTTAATAACTTCTGCCAGTTATTTTCATTATTCAATGATAACCGTATGGCCTCAGCCACCTGGTCAGCAAGCGCGGACGCGACAGAATTTTGAGCACGGCGCGGTATTAATGTCCATGCAATACCGTTAATTGTAGGCCCGGTAAATTTACGCAATAGCGTAATGCTTGTATCACTGTTTACCTTATCAACAGGTAACGTATAAGGAACCGTCCCGACTTCTGCGTAGATAAAATCTCCGGGTGTTACCTCTGTAATGAATTTGGACCCCACGCCAGTTAATGCCGTTGAGTTATTCACTAAATTAATAGTGCCGTTAGCCATTGTTTTACCCCATAAAAAATCCCGCTCACTGGCGGGATATAGAGAATTAATAATTACAGTTGAGTGAATGAACCAGAGCCGCGCATGATTAACATCGACGGAGATTTTATTGCAACGCCCCCACCGTCTGATTTTGCAGAGATTGAACAATCAACAATTCTTGCTGACGTTCTGGCTGAAAATATGATGGCGGCGCAATCCGTCGTACTGTAGGCGGAAACCCCTTCATTTCCTAACTGGATAACAAACTGTTTTGATGCGCTACCTATAGTAACTGTGACCTGTCCTACACCGGCTTTAGATGGCTTATATGAATCAATCATACACATGACCAATACCTGCTTATCTAATGCGGTTGTGGCGCTGTCTGTGTATCTGAAAGAACGTGTTACAGCTCCAGCACCAGAAGTCAATCCAGTATCTGTGAATACATAGCCATTAGCCACATCGCCTATGAATGACTTGGCTTCTATAACCCCTGAGAATTGACCGTTTGTTGCATATACTGTCCCTCTGAACGTTGCGTTATTAAACTCAGCCTCGCCATTTTTACCGATGTACCATCCGCTAATTCCTTTCACATAATTAAGTGAGTATATCTCGTTGCCAATTTTGGCATTGGTAATGGTCCCGTTACCAATGAATGCTTCCTTCAGAATAGCCTGACCATTCACAACAGCAAAAACAAGCTCGTAATTTCCTGGCGTACTTCCTGTATAGATACCGAAAGTATCAGCCGCAAAAATAACGGTCGATTTATAGCCACCACCTGATTTCGGTTCGATCCCAAAGGCCATGCCGCAGTTATATTTCACACCGTTCTTATCGACACCAAGGTTCAGGGCGTAATACGCTGCAGCCGTGCCGTCTGACTTAACGTATGAATCGAATTTCTGGTTCACTCCTGCAGTAAGCTCGCCAATCGAGGCGTTTACTGAGGTTTCAAGTTTAGAAACTGCCTGCTGCGCATCGGCTGCGGCCTGTCTGACCTCCAGAATATGAGCATCCTGTGTTTCAAACTGGGCCCTTACGCTCGTGGTAAGCTCAGCCAGGGATTTATCAACAGCGGCAATTGTTGTCGTCACTACAATGATTTCGGCTTTAACTTCTCCGTACTGCTCCCACTGTCTGAACGAGACCTTACCAATGGCGAGCGAGTTATTCAGACTCGCTTCAAGATTCGAGTTGATCCCCTGATTGAAGTGATCCCAAACGCCTGAGTTTTGAATTTCCTCGTCGATGTCACCAATCAAATCTGACGCATCCTGATTGGTTACACCTTTAACCCATTCAGTCCAGTCACCAACGTTTCCGATACGATCAACCAGACGAGCGCGATACCACTGACTGACGCCTGCTTTCATCGGTCCGTGCTGATATGTTGCTGCGGGATAGGCCAGCATGGTTAGTTGTTGTGGGTTCTGGAAGTCAGACGTGGTGGCCCGCTCAATTTCCGTATAAGCAGTGTCACCTGAACCCTCAGGGAACCCCCAGGCAAGGTCAATATTCCACACAACGTTATCGGTGGCGCGGAAGTTGGTCGGAGTGCCTGGTTTGCCTTGCTTACCTGAGAGGAAAGTATTATCGGCATAGCCCCACGGTGAAGACGTTTCCTGCGCATTTAGCGCCCTCACCCTCACATCGTATGAGCCTGAGTAAATCCCTTCAACAGAGAAGCCCTGGGCACTCGTAACAGGAACGTTTATCCAGTCGCCGTTATCCTTACGCCACTGTGCAATATAGCGGATAGCTCCATCTACCTTACTCCAGGAAACATACATCGTCGCCACAGTCAGCCCCTGGGCGACATAATCAGTCTCCTGAATAACAATGTTTTCAGGTGCACTGAGAACATTAATCGGTGTAACTGTGATCGGAGGGCTTTCGATACGCACGCCGTCATCGATGTAGCGATATTTCTCAGGGTCGTGCTGAATTGCCGAAATAGTGAAACCGCCTGTTTCATCGTCGTTAGCGGCAACAGACATCACCCGAAAATACTGAATAGCTACCTTGTCGCTATCGATAGCCCATACAGCTCCGTAAACGGGCGTCTGGCTGTATGCAGTTGTCAGGGTTACCGTATGCTCTTCGTTGTCTACGGCCTCAATGGTGCGCGACTGGGTGGTACCATCAGGCATGTTCATAACCAGACGAGCACCGGCCTCATAGTCAATGGCGCGATCAAGAGTCACGACCCGCCCCTTAATCGACTTCATACGCCCGCCGTTCTGAATACCGGCACGGAACGGATCGGCAACCCCTATCACCTGCGACGGTAACGGTATGTAGCCGTCGAGCCCGACACCAAAGGTCACTGAGCCGTCTTTAACGCTCGACAGCAGCGCCCAGCGGCCGCGTCGGTGCGCCTCACTCTGTTTTGTGCAGCCTATAGCCGTAAGCGTGAGCTGGTTAATCTGGTAACGCTCAACCAGGGCTGAGTCATAGACCCCTTCCACCGTGTCGCTGTAATGGTTGACAGGGTCAGACCATGACACCAGGCATGAGGAATAACGTTTTTTGTAGCTGCCGCCAGCGTAAGAGAATTCGCCGTTAATAACGTTTGACGCTGTATAAACCCAGTCAACGTCATCCTGCGGCACGTCAGCTTTAACAAAAAGCTGCTCGTTGCCCCAGAACGTGATCCCGCGAAATACCGCTGCCAGGTCGTTAAGTACCGTGTAGGCGTCCTGCTGGCTCTGAATAAACACATTGCAGGTGAATCTGGGTTCAGTGCCTCCAGCGCCGTCAGAAACCGATTCATCGCAATAACGCGCTATTTCGTACAGCTCCCACTTATCAACCATGCTGGCATCAATGCGCGAACCCATACCGTAAATCTCATCCAGCAGGAGATCGTAAAAAATCCAGGCGGGATTATTGCTGTACGCCCATTTAAACCCGCCTGACCAGCTACCGGAGTAAGTGCGATAAACGGGATCATAGTTATCAGGTACGCGAATGATTTTGCCCTTCGGCTTACAGGTTATCTTCGGCGCAGATCCATTAAACTGGCTGGCATTAACCTCAATGTACAGCAGTGCGGTATTGGGATATCGAAGCTTGCTGTCGATTACCTCAGCGAAAGAAAAGACGCTAAAGGCGTTAACCAGTTTTGAATCCGTCGAATCAGGAGTAAGGCGACGAACCCGAACAGACCAGCCGGTAGAGGACTTAGGAAAATTGATCCGGTGATCCCGCTGATACTCTGACGTGGTTTTTCCGTCAAATTTGCCCCTTACCACTTCCTGCCAGCTCCCTCCATCGGTTGAAAGGTCAATGGCGTACTCGGTTACCGTACCAACCATATCGCCGTTATTCTTATAGCGGTACTGAACGGGCAAACTCAGCTTAATTCTGACGGCATCAAGCGCCAGATTAGTAAACTGTCGGGTCCACGATACCGATTCACTTACGACTACCCCAACCGCCAGTTCGTTATTCACCTCAGGCAAGCCTGGAATGTATTCCTGGTCCTGTGTGCCGGTACGAAATTCCCAGGTAACGCCCTCAAAGTTGTACGTGCCGTTAGCATTCGCCAGTGGGGTATCGTTCAGGTAAATATCCTGGGCAGTCAAATTGCCCTGAATCTCTCCTTCAGAAAGGGCCACCAGCATTTTTAAACGGGCTTCAGACAGTAAATCGTCTGGTTGCTCAACGGGTGTGTGCGCGCTTCCACCACCGCCCTTTCTTCCTGAATACGGGATTTCCGTGAATGAGTAGTTCATATTGCACCCATAAAAAAGGCCACCGAAAAGGTGGCCAGTCAGAAATTGATGGTTACTGCTGATCGCTGGAGAACATTCCTGCGCTGATAATCGCGCCGCCGATTTCCCGCTCGCCATAGAGCACCGGAACGGGATAGCCCATTGATACGGTATTCACCGGAGCACCGAAGGCATAGTTAGGCTTGTTGTCACTGCTGGATGATGCGCCCACGTTGAAATCAGGCTGCGGCGTCAGCATCTGCACCACGCCTCCAAGAACCATGCTCAGGCCGATTGAGGTTAGGGCAGTGACAGCGGCACCTGTTGCCGTAGTTGCTCCCAGCGCAGCCCCCCACAGCGCCAGTGAGCCGCCAGCTGTAAAGAATGCTGCAGCAAGCGCAGCCGCGCCTATAACGACCTGAAGGAATCCCCCCGCTTTGCCCCTTCAATAACAGGCTCAATACTGAATACCTCCCCACCAGCCGTCATATCAAACTCGTCAATCCCGATATTGTTGCGACCGCTGAAAAATGCGAAGCGAATACCGTTCATATGCGCCTCGCTCATGTACTTCCTGAACCCCGGCACCTGCGAACACATCGCCCTGAGCATTTCGCGCAGGTCTGCCACATGAAACTGGTGAGTTTTACCGAATTTTTTCGCCATGCGGCCTTTAAGAATCAGCGTTTTTTTCAAGGTTTACTCCTTTGTGTCTTACCACGCGTACAGTCCGATCACGGTAATATTTGCCATATGGCACGCGCGTTGATAGCTGTCCGAACATGTGATGAAGCATCTGGTTGTCTCCCAGATAAATCGCGGCGTGATTGGTTACAGGGGCGCTGACCTGCATCATGATCATGTCGCCAGGTTGTATCTGGCTGGATGGCACCTCGTAGAACCCTTCGCGCTCCCAGTTATCGTCGTAGCGGTTTTCTTTCGCATCAATCCACCACTCGTAATCGACAGAGTAATCCCCCAAAACCACGCCGTGTTCACGCTGGTAATACTCACGAATCAGCGACCAGCAATCGGCGTATCCGAGCAGCCACTGACGCCCGACATAATCGCGTTCGTCACGGGGTGAAATCGTGCAAAAATCCCCGTCAGGCCAGGACATAATCCCCCACTCAATCCCTGACCAGTCGCACTGGATGCGGTCGAACTCAGACGGTACCAGTCTGGTCACATCCGGGTGAGAATGGATAACCATGATGATCTCACCCAGTTTTTCAGCCGCACGTCGGTCATCGGGTGACATCGTGAAAGTTTCAGTCGGATCACTGGCCACGTTGCGACAGGCAACGTATTTCTGCCCCATACTCGTTTCAACGATCACGCCGCAGGCCTCTTTCGGGTACTCAGCCGCGACGTGTTTACGTATTGCGTCCATCAGGCGTTTACGCATGCTATTTCCCCTGTAAATTTGCAGCAGGAAAGCCACCGAAAGGAAGTGGATTGTCCTGTCCAAAGCGATCCCTGCAATCCTGCATACGACCGCCGCATACATCCAAAGCAGGGTTATCCGTTGGAGTGCCGTCTTTCTGAAAATATTTCGTGCCGTTGTAGTCGCAGCCGTTACCTGTGCGGTACCAGCCACGCAGACACCAGGTACACACGGGGAGAATTTGCCTTGCTGGCAATTGGAGGTTCTGAATATCGAAGGGTGAGCACAGTTCAAAATCCACCTGTACGCGCGATTCTGCGGTTCTGGCATTGATATAGAAAAGCTGCACACGTTCTTCGTTCGGGTTGGCGTTCGGATTGCCATGCACCCAGTTAGCGGCATCCAGGTATTTTGCGAACGTGGTATGAATACGAACTTTAGCCTTAACCATGTCGTCATACTGCAAACAGAGTGCCGTCACATAGTTAGAGATATTTCCCACTGAAAGAGTCGGCGTCGGCTGTGGGCCAGAACCCGATAATTCCAGACCCGTCACTTCGTAGGGATGCGGATCGTATTCGTTACCCTGCCAGATGATTGATGGGAGATTGTCAGCAGCAAACGATGCCCAGCCTTCAGAGTGGATATTGTACGCGTGGAAGCGAAGCACTTTATCCATCCCGAATGAGGTTCCATCAACCTCGATTAGCTGGATTTTTTCGCCAGGCTCCAGCGCCTGGAAATCAGCATTTAGCCCCATAAAATTTTTCCATAAAAAAAGCCGCATACGCGGCTGTTGGAGAGATTTAAAGATTAAGGCACAAAAGCCTGTTTGAAGGAAAAGCCAAGAGTGACCACTTTCCCTGAAATAAAGGTCGGTTTTATTGAGTCAGGTTTCACCCTGTAGAGTTTTTTCTCCCCCCACGGATTCGACCACCAGAACGACTGATGAGCATGGGAATGGAGAAACGCACGAATAGCCGCCACGTCATTCTTCTTGCCAGTCCAGGTTAGATCCCACGCTTCCGCCACATTGTTGATACCATTAACCGCCACCTGTTCGTAACCGTCACCGAACTGTGCGGTGTAGAGGCTGATGGTATCGGTCGCGGTTGGTGAAACCTGCGTGGCCCAAGTAAAGGTATCTGTCATATTTCACCCATAAAAAAAACCCGCCGAAGCGGGTTGTCTTTTAACTTAAGAGGTAAGGAATTTTAAAATTGAGCCTGATACAAATGCATAAACTGTTCTCTTAACCCAACAGGAAGAGACATTTTGATTTCTTCAATCTCAACTTGAAATTTTACCATCACTGTAACAGGGTCCATTTTTGGATTTGCTTTTTTTAGATTCGTAGCCAAGGTGACTACAGAATTCTCATTAATATGAAAAGTCTCCGATCCTCTAAAGTCATCTTTCTTTCTTATTATGAAAGATTCTATCGGCATATCACTAGGAGTGAAATTTTTGAGAGCAAGAGCATTATGGGCATCATCAAGATCACTTCCGCAATGCTTACACTTAATCGCTTCTGGCTTGATCACCTCTGCACAGAATGGGCACTTGACCATACCTTTACTGATTTGCTCTCTCTCAGCAACGCGAACATCTGTCTTGATAAGCAGCGAATGGATAAAAGCAATGATAAAGAATAAAACACCATACACCCACCACCACAGAAAACTTCTTCCTTTGCGGCACGCAATTGTGGCAGGAATGAGAGCTAAAATCGCTAAACCTATGATTATTTCCATTGTGTTTCCATCACTAAACCAAAAGTTTCAAAATGTTATCATCACCGAACTCTCTCACCTTAAACACACATTAAACAAATGGATATTGAAGTAATGCTAACCAGCTAGTTCAGATAGGGGGGCATAATCAATAATTCACTCAGGCTCGTTTGTACAATACACCGCCCTCTGTCAATTCTTTACGTAACCTGGTTGTTACTTCCTGCTGGACCACTGATTTCACCAGGCTACCGATGTTCTCAGCGCCTTTCATGTTTGAACTATTAACCCCAACTCCGTTTTCATGCGTAATTGAAACAGGCGCATCAACATTCACCGTTAACCCGCCACCAGAAAGCCCATACATTGGTGCCCGCCCAACCACACCACCACCGGCATAACCCTTTGCGTTATGCATCATGGCATAGAGGTTCTCGACACCGATCGCACTGGTAGCCTCTTTGGTAAACACGAATTCGCCGCCGTGAACGATCCCTTTAGGTTCATACTTACCGCCTGCGCCGGTATAGCCACCCACATCGAATTCAGGGATGTAACCTCCTACATATGCCTGTTTGATACCTAAAAGATTGCCAAACGCTGTACCTCCAAATGCTGCTTTAGCTGTGTTAAGCAAAGCCAATTGCGTCAGCATCTGTGTTATGCCCTTAAGGAAAGTTGTCAAAAAGTCGCTAAATTGAGCCTTTCCAGTAATGAAAAAATCGCTCAGGCTTTTACTCATATCCATAAAGGCACCCTGAGTTAAAGTAGCAATATTTTCATTAACGTTTGTCACTGAATCCTCATACTCAGCCCAGCCCTTTTTAGCCCCTGCAAGCCAGTCGCCGCGTAGTTCATCCTCCTTCGCATAGCGCTCTTCAAGCTTGTTGCTTGCTGCTGATTTATCCTCTTCAGAGGCTTTCATCAGTTTGAGCTGCTCACGCTCTTTTTGACGCTGCGCTTGTCGGTTGCTCATTCCCGCGGCGCTGTCCATAGCCGAGATAAGAGCGCTTTGTTGCTGTATGAATCTCAGGGAAGTTTCATGGCCCTTTGCTATTTCCTTAATGTTTTGAATCCGCTTAGCCTCTGCACTTTCAGCCTCAAGTGCTGCGCGGATCTCACTACTTCTGGCGACAAGACTTTTTTGATCAGCCGTTAAAATCCTTTTCTGCTTCAGGTCGGCAATTTGCTGATTAAATTCCAGCAGACGCTTTTCTTCTGAGGTCAGGCTTTTGGTTGTTTCATCCTGCTCTTTCAGTACCGCCAGGCGTTTCGATGATTCCTGTAGCATCTTTGTTGCAGAATCATCGGTGTAGGTTTTTTCCTTCTTCAGCCCCTTCTGCTTACTCTTCTCGTAACTTTCATTCTCACGACGAATAGCCTCGTCTTTCACCGCTTTTGAAGCGTAAGAATTACGGATTTCAGCTAGCCGTCTTTGATGCTGCTCTTCCTTGTTTTCGTACTGGGTCTTCCATTTTTGGTCGTCGTTGAAAATACGTTTTTGGGTTTCTTCTGCTTTTCTAGCTGAGTCTTCACGTGCCGCAGCAATATCCGCCTGAAATTTTTCCTCCTTCAGCTCATCCAGTGACTTTTCGGCCCCATAGTTGTTCATCCCTGACGGCGTAGGGATTTTTCTGCTGGCGCGTTTCTGTAGGTTTGCAATCTGGTCTTCGATTGTTTCAGGACGCCCAATACCCAGCATGGCATCCCAGGCTTCAGCGGCTTTCTGCTTGATAGCCCGCCAGCCCCATTCCAGAAAACCCAGGTTGTTGGTGATATCAGTGGTACGATTTTGAATAGCGTCGGCATACGCTTCCATAGCGATTTTTGCCGCGCCGGTGGTATCACCAACCTGTGAAAGAGAGGTAATCTGCTCAAGCTGGCTGGCGGTCAGGAAGTGAAGCTGCTGATCCAGTTCCTTAGCCGCGCTGAGAGGTTCATTTTGCAGCCGCGCAAAATGCCCTACTGTCGCATCTACTGACTGACCCGTTACCTGTTCCAGCCTGATGGCAGATCGGGTAATCATCTCAAGCTGGTTACTCCCAAAGCTTCCTGTGCCGACAACTTTCGCCAGCGCCGCCGCTGCGTCCCCTCGCGTTATCCCACTGCCTGAGATAGCTTTCGCCAGATTATTTAGTTGTCCGGTTGTACGGCCAGCATAATTTCCCGTCAGCGCGAGCTGTTTATTAAACTCGCTGCTTTCCTGCTGGCCTTTGTAGTAAGCGGTTCCAAGCGTTGCGACTGCACCCGCCAAAAGAGCAACTTGCGGTGTCAAAGCCCCGATATTGCCAAGAAAAGACGTTCCTGTACCTGCCACACCGCCCAGGTTGCTTCTGACGAGTGAAGCGGCCAGAGTGCGCAGGTTTTTACCCGCTGCAGCGGTCCTGGTATTAAAGCGTGCAGTACCCTCTTCTGCCTTTTTCAGCTTCTGAATATAAATTTCAGCAGCCGAACCTGCCCCCAGCTGTTCAGCCCTGTAGCGCAGCAGTTCTTCGCGGGAAAGACGCGTGGTTGCTACCTGGTCTTTCAGTTTTTTGAGAAAAACCTCCCGCGCCGCTGCTGCACTTTCTTCTGCGCGTCGGCCTTCGATCTGTTTTGCTGTGATTGCAGACAGCAACGCCAGATAGTCTTCCTGGATCAGATTCCCTGATTTCTGCGCCGCATGAAGGCGGGAGCGTATCGCCGCGATATTATCCGTTTCTTTTGCGGCATTTTTTATGCTGTCAATTTGCTTATAAAACGCCGACGCCAGCTCATCCTGAGCGGAGGCATTTTTCCTGGTTACAGCCTCACTATTCGCCAGGCGCTTACGCAGTTCCTCCACCCTGCGATGCGTTTCATCAACGCTCTGGCTCAGTTCGTCAGCGGATCCAGCCCCGCCTTTCGCTGCGTGGCGGAATTTATCAAGCTCCTGCGTGCCTTTTTCCAGTCCGCTGGTATTAACACGCAGTGAGATCGTGGCGATATCACTCATCAGGCCACCTCTTTTTTATGCATGGTTTTCAGAGCGGTGCGCTCCATGATACGGATGTCATTTAGGGCGGTTGCCTCATCCTCGATGCCGTGAACGCGCATCAGCCAGGGCAGCACGTTATAATCAAGTCCTGTCGCGCCACCAAAGCCAGTGCGCCATTGCGTAGACAGCGACTGGAACAGGCAAAAGGCGGGCCACACATCAGGCAGAACGTGAACGATCACATCGTCGTAATCGTCATCAGTCAGCCCGAAGGTGGCCATGTCCTCCGCTGCCACTTCAGGCGTATAGAATGCAGAGGCAACCGCTATTAGTTTTTTTCCCGGATCCCCATCAGTTCGGCGTAATATTTTTCGGTGATTGCACCTGCCGCGCTCAGGTAGTTATTCAGTAACACCGTCAGGTTTTCGCGGGTGTAAGGTTGAGGCAGCGCCCAGCCCTCAATTATTTCAGACAGAAAATCAACTGCCGTTGCCCCTTCACGCTTTTCCATCTCTTTGATCTGATCCGCTGACTTATGACGGAACGTAAAAGTCAGCACGCCAGGCTCTTCCCCTGCTCGCGGGATCTCTACGTTGGCTTTAAAAGTCGGTTTCGGTTGCAGCTCAAATTTAGTTGCCATTGTGTTTTCCTTCTCAAAATAAAAAAGCCCTCACAAGAGGGCCGGTAATTAAGCTACCGTTTCGGTAACTTCACAGGTCGCGGTTTTACTGCCGTCTACCGTTGTGCAGGTGATAATCGTTGAACCGCCATCGCCAGCCATCGCCGTCACAAGCCCATCGGCGCTAACTTTGGCGACTTCTTCATTCGAACTTGACCAGGTGACCTGTTTATTTGTGGCATCAGCCGGAGTGACTTCAGCGACCAGTTGAGCTGTTTCGCCAGCATCCAGATCCAGCTTAGTCTCGTTGAGAGTAACCCCCGTGACCTGTACTGCTGGGGTAGTCACGTTATCGATTTTGTAGAACGTCATAGCAGGAGACTGAAGGTTGAGAACTGCGGTTACTGTTTCAACTGAGTTTACGGCTGTCTGCGGAATATCATTGAAAGAAGCTGTCGCCGCCCAGTAGCGGTTTTCTTTCGCTTTTGGCACGTACATGTACGCCGCCACCGTTTCTTCATCCTCATCAAGCTTGCGCAGCAGCGGGTAAACCGGAAGCGATGAATCATGCGCAATGGTGTAGGTCTGCGAACTGGCTGATTTGTAGGTGTTAAGGTTACGCTGACGGTCATCAGACAAAAACTGGATCTGCGTGGTGTTCTGCTCGCCACCCGCGTTCGCCACCTCGGTGATCTGAGGGATTTCGGTCCATTCGGTGACCTTACGCAGAGTACCGCTTCCACCACCAGCAGGAAATTTTCCGGTGTTGGTGGTGTTGATGTTGCGAAGGGTTACCGCCGAACCAGCAACGGCATCAACCAGCGCGACGACGTTATCAATTCCGGTCCAGTCACAATTGACGTGAACAACGTCGCCAGAAGCAAATCCGCCCCCTGATTCAACCGTGACAACGGCATGTTCGGCATTAGTCGCCCCTGTAAATGGAACCGCAGGATCATAGCCCGACGCCAGATAGACGTGCGAGCCGTTAGGCAATGCAAAGCCCATAGAGATATCTCCACTGGAATAAAGTTAGGGTGTGCAGCAGAAATCAGACTATGGTTTCTGCGCGGTAAGTCAGGCTGACCGGAACAGTCCAGTTCACGCCGTTATTGATGCCACGATGAATGGCGGGAAGTGATAAAACCCAGCAGGTAAAACCTTCGCCGACAAGGACAAGGTTTTGATGAAAAAGCGCGGTGATTTTTTTTGCCGTCTGCGCAGCAAGCGTTCGACCCGTTGCCGTTCTGGCAATAACATTAATCTGATACACGCCAGGATAAACCTGACATTTTCCGGCCAGGTCAATACTGTATGGCGTGGCCGGCAGATCATGTGACTGAAGATAAACGCCCGTTTCAGGCGGAGTGAATTCCACATTATCCCAGGAAATCGAAATACCTTCCTTATCAGCCCATTCACCCAGATGTTTATCCAGCAGCACTGTAATATCGGGTTGAATGTTCACGGCATCCGCCTTATTTCAACCGTCCCGTAAAGCGTGGTTTTCTCCACCTCACCATTTCGCGCCCTCATGAGGCCTCTCTCATCTGCAACCGCACAAATGACCAGGCCTTTATCATCATCCGCCGTCAGGCAGTATTTAATGATTTCCCCGTCGAGCCGGACCTCGTAGCGCTCTGCGCCTGGACTAATACGCTTACCGGGATCGTCATCCAGAACAGTGATACGCATGATTAACTGATCTCCTTAGCCGCTTCATCAAAAAAACGCGCCGCCTCTGCGGCTGTGATACGCACCATCCCGCCTGGAGCCTGAGAGGAATGCCCCATTTCAAGCGGATAGGCGTAGGGGACGTTATTGCAAAAAAATACCTCCTTCATACCCACGCGAAACTGTGAGAGAACAAGATTTCCGGCCCGCAGTGTTTCACCACCGCTTTTGTCGATGCGTCCTGTCTCTTCCGTTGTCCGTGCATCGAAAGAAACCTGCCAGTTACCCCGAAACCGTCCGCCCGTATAACCCGCAGGTGATCTAATCGCCATGCTGTCATGAATCTTACGGCCTCGTTTCAGGCGACCGCTTCGGGTCAGGTTGTCAGGGTCATTACGCAGCTGATCGTTGTACTCGGTAACGACGTTGTTGTACTGCACCGCCGTCTGATTAACTTCCCACAGCTCGGGGTTACCAACCGGAGACATTTCGACGAGACGCGCGAGGATGCGTATACAGCCAGCCCTGATAACCTGCTCCTGATTGGACTTTGCTTTTTCCACGAATGCATCGATGGAGGCCATGAAATCATCGTTTCCAGCCATGCTATGCCCTCAGCTGTGACTTATAGCAAATCACCAGTGAAGCGGGCTTAACCGGATTAGGTTTGATAACCCTGTGTTGTTTGCCGTCTACGTTAACCAGATCGCCAATTTCGATAATTTTTTCTGACGTGAAAACAATTTTCACATCACCGCGCTGGATGTTGTTTCCGTCAATCTCGTCAGGGGCATATTCGGTTCTTACGCCCCAGGCGGTAAACGTCTCGTCTTCAGTCTGATGTTCAACGCCACCGATGACCGAAACCGTGCCTTTACGCGTTACCGGATATTCCGCGCCGTTCTGACGCAGCAGCCTGTCAGAGCGTTGCTGCATACGCTGATAATTAATCGGCACTATCCACGCTCCGAGAATGTGTTAATAGCAAACCCACGCCCGCCCATAAACGCAGCCAGAAGCGCGTCAACGGCTGGATAAGATGGGACGAAGGCCTCACCATCAGCCACGGCGTAAGTCATCGTCACAGCCCCTTCCACGCGCTCAGTTTTCACCGCAGCCTCACGGGAGGAACCGAGTAAATCACCGTCAACCGCTTCAACCGCCAGCATGCACTGGGCGGTAATAACCTGACGGGGGATCTGATCTGACGGGAAAGGATGACCGTCAAATTCGATATCGAGACGGGGCCAGCACAGAGGCTGTGACGGGCTGGCGCGGATGCCGTACCAGCTAAGGCCTTCCAGATAATCCATTGCTTTGAGGAGTATCGCGGGGAGATTTTCCGGCAACATCAGATCTCGAGCGCTGGCATATTTCTGTAAATCGGCTTCGCTGGCGTAGCTGTTGAAATCAGGAGAGGTGATATTGGTATCAATCATGTCTCACCAAAAAATTAAGGGGGACAAGCCCCCTGTTGATTACGCACCTGCTGGTGCAAAGGTGATTTTTTCTGACGTGACGCCCACGCCATCAACCGTGGCGGTCACGGTAAATTCACCAGCCTCTTCTGAGGTCAGTTTTACCGTTGAGCCACCAGCAGAGCCCGTCGAAGTTGATTCCGAACTGAGCACCCCGCCAGACGTCGCCCACGAGATAGCCGCACCGGAAACGGGCGCATCATCTTTGGTGACTTTGACGGAGAAGGTTACGGAATCTGTACCGTCAGCGGTGACGGAAGTTTTATCCGCTGACAGGCTTACTTTACGGACTGATTTGCGGGTTCGGCGCCAGTGAGCTTAATCAGCACGCCTGCGGTAGATTTGTTAGAAGTGAAATGTTTTTTCCAGTTCCCTTCGGTACCGATTTTTTCCAGGCTCGGGTTTTTATCGCCTTTCGACTCATCCCAGCTGTAGCCCAACAGCTCAACATTCACCGTGCCTTCTGCGCGGAAGCCTACAGCAAGGTTTTCCTGATTGTTGATGTCGTAGGAACGGAACCCCGGAACCTGTGACTCGGTGACATACACCGCGCCCTGAACCAGACCCAGAATGGCATCAACATCCATTGAGTCAGTGACAAGAACCGGCTTACCCAGCGTGCCAGGCTGACCGCCGTACACAACCACACCCGCTTCTTCGTGGATTTTGTTGGCGATAGCCTCATCCACGATGTCGAAATAGGTAGCGGAGTGCATGACGAACAGCGCTACGCGGTTAAATTTGTCGCCGTACTTACGCAGCCCACGGGTAAGGGTACGCTTACCGTCAGTTTCAATATCGGCGGTAACCACCATGTCAGCATTACCGCCGATTGCAGCGATCAGCGCCTTCAGTCCATATTTCACGTAGCCTTCAAGCGCAGCGTCTGCCACGTCAACGCCAACCACTTCAGAGAACTCGTCTACACTGCGACCGCGGCGTTTAAACGCTTCTTCAGTGGTGTGGTACGGGCCATATTTCCACGGCGCTTTTACCGATACTGCTTCGCCAGCACCGATTTTTTTACCTTCTACCGTTTCGGTTGAGTTAACGTTGCGGGTTTCAATGCTGCCGCCTACTTTGTAGAACGCACGTTTACGGAAATCACCCTCGATCAGTTCGTTGTCCAGAACGATGGCACCGTTTGAGGCATCGTTAAATACCTGCAAATTATCCTGGCGACGCTCAAGGAAAGCGGTCTGCGCCAGGTCGTTATAAATAATCAGGTCAGAGTTTACAGTTGTGGTCATTGAGAAAATCCTTTATTTCGGGAGTTTTAGAAAAGCCTGCTGGCCATGCTTGCGGATATAGTCGGTTTTTTCCTGAGACGACATTTCTGAGCGCTTCAGGTTTCCACCACCTCCACCCTGTTTATGTCCACCGCCCCCAGTGCCTTCAGCCGCGGGAAAGAGGTGCGGCGCGGTATCTTTGAGCGACTCAGCCCATTCAATCGGGCTCAGCGGCGTTTTGCCGTCCTTGCCGAGAATGGCATTGCCATCTGAATCAACGGCGATGGCCTCACCTTCATCGTTGACCTTAAACGTGCCACGAGCGCGGAGGATCAAATCATCTGACGCGGTAGGCAGCGCCCCGGCCTTCAGTCCCGCTTCGCGGATTGCATCAGCCAGAACGCGGTCGCGGAACTTGTTGGCAAAGCCTTCTGCTTTTTCCGCACGCTCTACCGCCGCTTTGATTTGCTTATCGCTGTCAGCGCGAAAACGCTCAGTGCGTTTTTCCAGAACCTGGTCAATTTTCCCTTCGGCGATCAGCTTCGCCTCTTCGTCGTCAGAAAAACGCTGGAGGATGGTTTTCACCGCATCAGGATCGATACCTTCAAAGCGGGCCAAGTTTTCTTTTTGCTGTTTGATGGTTCCCAACAGCTCGTTATTTTTTGACTTCAGCCCGGTGACTTCAGACGTCACGCGTTCATCAATCAGCTTCTGAATCTCTGGGGTGATTTCGATACCACCGCCACCGCCACCGTTGCCGCCGTCATCTGGAGCGTAATATTTCAGAAGCATATTTCGGATTAACATAAATTCCCCTCGGGATTATTCAGGGCTTCGCCCAATAAAAAAGGCCGCATAAGCGACCTGATGATTTACAGCCCTGCGGCCTCGAAAGCCTTGCTGTCATATTCGCGGAGCTGTTCAAGCGTGAGCCATTCCCCTTTGTCGGTGTAGAACTCATCAGGACGTATACCGCCGTCACGAATGAGCCTGGCGCGGGTTTCACCCAGCACCTGAACCTGTCGGGTAAATGACTGACTGAGTAACCAGTCGTTATAGGTAATGCCGGCCGGTACTTGTCCGTCCATACTGGCGCGGGTTCCTACGTCCATTTCATCGACATCAATACCAAGCTGGCGCCATGATTTCACCACCAGCGTTTCGGTAGAGCGGCAACAAAAATGAATTCGGCCTGGCCCCTGCAAATAAGGCACCTTGTGCCCTATCGGTTTATTTTCCAGCGTGTACTTTCTGCGGTCGCGGATCATGCAGAGGGGCGTGGTTTTATTATCGAGCGTTGAAAGCCACTGCTTACACTCGATAACGTCACTGTTCGCTTTTGCGAAACTTTGCCGCGCCGTAGCTGCGAGATGGTTGACCGCAGATTTAACGATGCTGGTGGCATTTGCCCTGCTCATCTGCAGCGCACCGTCTTTATAGCCTTTGTTAGCGTGACCTCTCACCCTTCTGGCGATGGCTTCAGTCGTTTCCCCCTGTAGATAACCATGACGAACAGCATTGACGATGCGGGTCATCCTGTCGGTTTCCAGACCCTCGGCCCACTCAGACAATAACCGCCCCTGAAAAGGCTGTGACATGGTGTCGGCGTAAACCATATCCGCCGTGATGCCCTGCAACGGGTAACGCTTCAGAACGATATCAGGCAAGAGGGAATCGAACAGGCTGATTTGATAGCCCGCCTCATAACCTGCCAGCGCATGCAGCTCACCTGACATTGCAGAAAACATGGAATCAACCGCCTGACGGTTGAGCGAACGAACATCCCCCAGGATTGATTCAAGCCGCCTCACGGTGAAACTTTCAGGGGAAAGGGTTTCCAGCGCCACAATCAGTTTTGCACTGATATCCGCGTCACTGGCGTTGAGGATTTTCAGCATCCGGTTTGCTATTCCGGTGCCAAAGCGATTTATACCGATTGCGTGCGAAATGGCCTCGTCACGAAGCTGCTCGTTAACCGTAGCCATATCACTTATCCAGCAATGTAGGGTTTGCGTTGCGCAGCGCGTCTATAACTTCATCAACGCTGTCGGCCGGGTCAATGATGTCCAGTTTTTGCAGCACACGCACCAGGTCACTGTCACGGATAGCACCTGACTGCCAGGCACTGACCAGAACAGCCACCATCCCGGAGTCTGCCACTCTGGCGATAAACTCCTGGTTGATACTGTAATCCGCTTTTTCATCCGTCACGCCGAGATACTTCGCGCACCACATCAGCGCCTTACTGAAGGCCTCAGACACGTTTGATACGCAAATACTCAAGATTGACGTTGCGGCAGACTGCTCGCCGCTGGCCTGTGTTGCTGTTTTTGTCGCGCTGTTTTGCTCGATGAGCCTGGCACCTAGCTGAACCATATAATCGCGCTTGCTGTCCATCGCTTCTTTAGCCAGCATGTTGGGCTGTGCCTGGGCGTACCCGTAAGTGCCATCCACTGGTAGCAAAAGTGGATTACGGGAACCGACCTTCACGCCTTTCTTTTCCAGGTGATCACGCCAGTCTTTATCAAGCCCAGACATATACGGCTGAACCTGCCCACAGAACCAGACGCTATCTTCATAGTCGGCGCTGTTCCTGTAATGCCCTAGGTTGATTTCCACCAGCGTAGCCAGCGGGGGATCGTCTATCGTCTCATCGTTATTTTGAGCACCGACGAACGTGAAAGGAATTTCATCCCAGAATTCTTTCCCTTTCGGCTTAGGGTGATACTCAGCATCCACGGCATAAGCACCGCCACCGTTCTCAGCTTTACTTCGCCAGACACGGCAGATAAATTTCCCCTCTTCCAGCGAAAGCTCTCGATACTGAACGCGCTCTTTAAAGCCATAGCCGTCTTTCTCTTCTATCACTTCACGCAGCACCACCAGCACCAGTTGATTACGCCCGTTAATGCGCTCTGTGCGCCAGTTGATAATATTTTCTGGTGCATAGCGAAGAATGATGGCCTGATCGCTTTCTTTGGCGTAATCCACATACAGACCGTGACGCGCGGTTTCCAGAATGTCTTCCAGTACCTGCTGAGACTGCTGATAAATGCTTATCCCGCCCCCGTCAGCATTAGTTTTCAGATAATCCAGTTTTTCCGGTGCGGTCATCGTGGGATCTTTGCGGTAGGCCATACCCAGCAGACCAATTTTTGTATTGCCGGTAATGGGGTAAAAAACGGCCCTGTCACGGTAATCCTGATTTCGCTGCTTGGCTTTCGCTGAACGGTCGCCGGGATCAAGAAGGGGGAGATATTCCCCCCCTTTGCTTTTTATCGCTTCAGCGCCTTTGCAGACATCGCGGATTTTTATCCAAAGCGCACAGGCCGCTTTCTGCTCAGGCCTGACAAAAGTAATGTCGTTGTTTGCCATCAGAATGTGGTTTCCAGTTCGATTTCGTAAACTTTCTCTTTGATTGGGAACAGGTACGCGATTGGATAGCCGCCCCCGTCATTGGCGTGGTCAAACCCACCTTTTTTATCCGGTTCGCCCTGGTCGTTGTAAACCTGACGCTCAAGGCATTGCGTGAACTTTGGACAGGTGCGCGTGTTGACCAGTAATCGGCGTTCGCCATAGGTATTACATAGCATCGCATTTACAGCGTTGATACGGTCCTTCACCGCAGGGTTAGCGTTATTCACGCATACGTTAAAACCCGCCTTCTCAAGCAAAGCGATATCTGAATTACTCGCATCAGAGGATTTTCGATTTCTCCCAGAGGCATCCGGATAAATTTTTATTTGATGATTTTCTCTGGAATATTTTTTTTCTATCGCCTCGATCATCGCTGGCGTGTCGAAAACATCCATGAACTCATCAACAGCACGCGGCAGACCGTCACGCATGACGTAAACCACCGCGGCCATTTTCCCGACGTTGAAGTCCATCCCGATATGAAGAACGTCGCCACGCTGTGCTGTTTCGTCGGTGTGGTTCTCGCGCCTGTCAAAGCAGTAATAAATAACGCCCTGATAGTTTTCAAAGGAGGCCAGGTATTCCTGCCGGAAAGTGCGCGGGTCCATTTTGCGCCTGGCGGCTTCCAGTTCTTCAAGCGGGACATTTCCGCCGTCAACAGACGTGTAAAGCCAGCTCTTATGGTCAGGCTCCCTTCCCTCCTGACCCGCAAACCACGTGTCGTAACAGTGGTTAAATCCTTTGGGCGTACCAATACGGAGCGCGTGACCTCCGATGTATGTCACCCCGTCGATGGTATAACGACAGGTTGAGAGCATCGGGCGAAGAACTTCTTCCCATGCCTCGTAAGGACAGTCTGCCCATTCATCAATCAGCACGAAGAACAGACCAGAACCGCGCAGATCATCATAGTTATTGAGGCCCACGCACCGGAGGATATGACCGCTAACCAGCGTGATTGATAGTTCAGTCTCGTTTGGCTTGCTCGCCCTCCAGTGTGGTGGGATGGATTGTTTCAGTCGCCGCCAGAAAACACGCTTAGCCTGTTTCTGCGTGGGTGCGCAGTACCAGATTTCATCCTCAATACTGACGTTCCACTTCATCGCGAGCCTTGCAGCCCTGCGCATCTCAGCTTTACCCAGGAACGTTTTACCGAAGCGACGGCCACAAACCGCGTCACGAAAACGCGCTGAACGTTGCCAGCCCCAGGCGAAGATATTTGCTTGTTTCGGTGTAAGTGTGACGGCCTGACTAGAGGATTGGATTGTCAGGTGTTGGCTCATCAGTATTTAACGGTTGAAGCTGGTAATCCTCTTCAGGAATTACTGGCACGGCGGGTTTGTTCGCCTCCTTAATTTCAAGGATTCGAATCAGGGCGGCGCGAGCGGCTTGCTTACTTTCGGTTAAAACCTCAAGACCGTTTTTAGTCTGCTTCACGCCGAGGTAATACGTCAGCTCATCGCCTTCAAGGTCGCGGGTATCGTTGATAATCATCTGTCCCTTACCCTCGCCCTGACAGCGAGGGCAATCAGGATTAGGGTCGGCATTATCAATGAACCCTATACCCCCATCCTCAGGCGGTGGCTTTCCGTTTTCGGCTGCCTTACTCAGTGCAGCCTCATACTCGCTTTCATCACGCCACTGATATTTATTTTCTTCACCCCAGCAGAAACGACAGTTAACGCGCCTGTACTGAGAAACAAGATTCGGATCAGCGCGGGTTATCGCTACCAGTTGATCCACGATTTCATCAAGGTCAGCGGTGTAACGCTGGCGGATCCGTTTAGCCAGCGCTTTGATGGCACGCGAAACCTTAACATTTCTATACAACCGACTGGCTGCTGCATATGCAGTATCCCCCGTGCATTTGTATCCAGCTTTTTTGTACGACTCGACTCTGTTTTTTGTTTTCACATACCAGAAGACAAAAAGAGCCTGTTGGTCAGACAGCCAGAACTCACCGGGATCAAATCCTAGTTCGTCGATAATATCGGTGAGTTTTTCTTCCTCTGTATTTGATGCCCGTTCATCGTGTGAGAGATGGGGGTTAGGGGCATTTTTTGGGGCAATTTTATTGGGGCAAATTTCCTTTTTTTGCCCCTGCTTTTGCCCCTTGTTAGCCCCTAG